CCTCATATGTTAAATCATTCTCTAAGCAGTTGCTATAGCTTGTATTTTGCTTCATAAACTTCTTTTTCAATAAATAAAACTTCATGCTCGAAGAAAACTTTTGCTTAGGAATTGTAGCATTCACAACAGAAGCTTGAATAGAACTATCTGTATTCCCTACAGTATTAGCAAAGTTTCCGCTACTAACTCCACTAACACCACTAACTCCACTAACAGATTTAGCAACATCAACTCCATCAACTCCACTAACTCCACTACAACCTTTGCTACTTAAAGAAATATCATCTTCACCATTATCCTTTGTATTAATGCTATCATTAAGTAATGTTTTCATCAACTCATATTTAGATATTTCATTCTGCGATTTAATACAAAATAATATATAATTATTTATTTTAATAAGCAAGTCCTCCTCAATCCAATTAAGATTTAAAAAAATACCATTATTATTTTTAGTATAATTCGCATTTGTATCTAATATTATTTTGAATAGTTCTAAATTTTCACTCTCGGTTAATTTAGATACATTCATTTGTATCGTTTTACATATATCTATTTTATTCATTTATAAATAACAATAGGCTATATTTTTTTATATATTAAATTATAAAGATTGGATTATTGGGCATTATTCATAATCAGCATTATTCATAATCATCTCCTCCAAAATCAAGATCTTCATCAACATCATCTTCTACATCATCCATGTCATCTAACTCGTCTAATTCATCTTCTTCTTCCTCTTCCTCCTCCTCTTCATCTTCATCAAACATACTAAATCCTCCTCCCTTAATTTTCTCACTATCCTCATCTATAATAATCTTCCTTACATTATCAACCTCAACATCTTCATCCTCGTCTTCCTCATATAAGTCTTCTTCATTATTCAATACATCATCCTCGTAAGCCAAGATATCTTCTTCCTCATCGTCAATAGACGGACTGTCATCTTCATCTTCTTCAATAACGGTTATGTCATCATCTAACTTATCTTTGATGATTCTACCGATGATAGAAATCATTTTATCATACAAAGTAAACTTTTTACCACATACTACTACGTTTATTTCATCGCCTATATTAATATTGTCTATATTAACATCTGAAAGTATTCCTGAAGTTATCTTAGGAATTATCACTTCTAAAATAGCCATGTCTTCATATTTGCCGATTGCGAGCAATCCGAGATTATTCTTAGCTTTCACAATACATTTAACCGTCGAATCTTGCGCAGGATTACAGATTTCCGCAATACAATTTAAGTCATACGCTATATTGCCATTAAAATGCGATTCCTTTATATACCCAGGCGATCTCTTGATTATTTTTATGCTATCTTTTTTAATATACCCGTGCTTACTACAACTATTCTCAAGGGTCTCTTTAATTTTTGTAAGAATGCTATTTTCAAAGTGTTTATTTAACTCATTCGGTGTTAGTATAATTGTTGTATTAAATTTGATAGGCATAAACATTTTTGACATTCTATTACAATATATGTGTTTAATCTATAAGAATATATCATTTTTTTATTTATATAAAAAATGATATATAAATCTATAATATCTATATTTATTAGATAATATATAATAATATGGAAATATCAAAAGATGATACTATTTTCACAATAATAGATAATATATCATTAAATGGAGATGAAAATATTGAAAATATTATTAAAGTCGATAATATCGACTTATGGTCTGAAGACAACTATTACAACTTTGTAAATATAATGAATAGCGAAGGTTATGTCGAGGAATCTGAACCTCAAACATTACACGCATATTCAAACGATTATTTACTAACTATTAAAAGTGCCAAGAAAATATTATATTACAGTCAGCATAATAATTACAAATATGACGCAAAGCTTATTTCTTGGTATAATCACAACTTGGTTTCTAAAAATGTTGTTAACATGCTCTTTAATTCAACCCTTACATTTTTGAATATTCGAAATACAAAGATTGACACCGAAACAGCGCCTGTGTCAAATTGGGATAACATGCGAAAATACTTTAAAATCAATAAATGTATCACATATACCGATACTGCTACCAATATCAAATATATTGTAAATATTACCAAATGCCATGACCGTGATTATTATGAAGCAAACGAGAAAGATTACCATCAGTTTCTTAACAAAGCCAAGATCATCAATAAGACGCAGAAATACGAATTTTACATAGATATAACAAATACAGATAAAGATAATATAATACCTGCGATCATTAAAATGGAGCAAGCCCTACATTTAAATAGCTTCATAATTTCAAAAAATCAGCAAGCAGAAGTTATAAAAGACTATGGAGCTCTCGTTAAAGGCGACATATATACAAGAAGATATGATGATAAAAAGCCGCCGCTATTAACCCCAAAACCTTTTACGCTCGAAAGAATGAATATGCTCAACCCGAGTGATTATGAGCATGGCTATGGGATTACAAGCATCCTATCAGAATATACAGTAACCGAGAAAGCTGATGGTGAACGACTGCTAATGTATATAAATAGCGTAGGTGGTGTATATTTAATCAATAATTCACATCAAGTTATTGACACCGGTTTGAAAAGTCCCAGCGAATTATATAATTCACTCATAGACGGCGAATATATAGTTTGTAATAAGCGAAAAGACAATTCTTCGGTCGGTCTATATGCCTCTTTCGATATTTATTATTACAACGGAAACAAAATAACACAACTCCCTTTAATTTCTAATGGAAGCAGCAAAGGAGATAAAGGAGAAAGTCGTGAGAGTCGTGATAGCCGATACAATTATTTACTGAAGACCAAACAACTATTAAAAGGCAAGAGCGAATTTGCGATTGATTATATTGTGAAAGAGCACCTATATTCAGAAGACATTTTAGGAGACTGTAAGAATATTCTAACAAATGCTTTCGCATATCCTTACGAGATAGACGGTTTGATTTTCACACCAGCAAAACTTGCGGTTTTCTCTAATTATGCTAATAAACCTGAGCCGCTTACAGAGAAACTCGGGTGGGACAAAGTATTGAAGTGGAAACCGCCTGAGCAGAATAGTATTGACTTTCTTGTTAAAAGGGTTGATAATATCACGATTGATACTGTTAATTACGCAGAGTTCAAATTATACGTCGGGTATAATGTATCGCAAATAGAGAACTATACTATGAAAGATGTCTTTAATTATATCTATAAGTTTAAACAGTTTAAGGATAATATAAAAGAGAGAGAGAAATATATATGCCGTCTGTTCAAACCAGAATACTATTATGAAAAAGGGATCGACAGCTCTCTTGTTAAAATTCGAGCAAATAAAGAGATACGATGTGATAACGGCGATAAAATGGACGATGAAACTATTGTCGAGTTTAATTATGATAGTAGTGAACCTATTCCTTCTATGCGTTGGAAACCTATGCGTGTAAGGGAAGATAAAACTCGTATATATAGACAGGGGATCTTATCAAAGACGCTGAATGACTTTAGTGTCGCATGTAATATATGGCGATCAATACATAACCCTATATCACAAAATAATATTATAGGAAATGAGGTTATTGTTAATAATATGGATGTTGCGGAGCTAAGCGCAACTGATATTTATTATTCCCGAACATTACAGAATGACGCAAGGTTATCCCATCAAATGTTGGTATTTCATAACCACGGAGTAAAAGAAATGCTATATTCTAAGCCAACAAGAAAAGGTTCGATTGTAGAATTGGCATGCGGTCAGGGTGGTGATCTAAATAGATGGATCAAGAATGATTATAGATTTGTATTAGGTGTTGATTTAGTGAAAAACAATATATATAGTCCTAATCATGGGGCTTACTCGCGATTGCTAAGAGAACGTAAGAGGTTCTTTATAAATATGAAAAACAATCCGAATGTGCGATTTCCTGATATGGTATTTGCTGTTGGAGATTGTGCTAAGCCAATAAGAACAGGAGAATGTGCTATAAATGAAGATCCTGCGATTGATGACAAAGAAAGCTATAATGTGCTAAAGATGGTATTTAGCAAAGGGAATAAAAATAATGATACACAATTCAATCGTATTATTGGGAAAGGATTGAATGGTTTTGATGCTTGCTCGTGTATGTTTGGTATCCACTATTTCTTTAAAAACGAAGAAATGCTTGACGGATTTTTATTGAATGTATATCAGCTATTAAATGATGGAGGTGTATTCTTCTGTACCTTTATGGATGGCGAAAAGATCGAAAATGATATTGAGAGTAATGGCGGAGATAAGATAGAAGGATTTAAAAAATTATCTATGAGAAAGGATGATAGAGGAGAACCGATTTGGGCAATAATAAGATGCTATGATAAAGAGGAGACTTCAAAATATAATAAGAAGATTAATGTGTTTATTGAGACAACTGGTAAATTAATTCCTGAATATGTTGTATCATACAAGTTTTTAGTAGATAAATGTAAAGATTATGGGCTGTATATTAAAGAGACTGAAATGTTCTCTGATACTTTTAACAGACTAAAAGGTAATTTAGAAGGAATAAAAGAAACGAATGAAAATCTCTACAAAGCTATTAATGAGTTAGAAACAGATGTTAACAAAGATCTAAAGCGCTTCAGCTCTTTCAATAGATGGTGTATATTTGAGAAGAGGGATGAATAATTGCGTAGATATATTCTGTGTATTTCATGGTATTTATGGCATTCGTTATATTATTAAGTATTCTATTATTTTTTTATTATATAAGGGGATTATATTTTTAAATATATATAAATGATATTGTTTTATAGTGTTTTTTGTAATCATTGCAAAATGTTATTAGAGCATATTAAAAGATATGATAAGGAGAAGATAATCAAACTTGTATCTATTGATGATTTACGTAATAAAAATATTAATATAGAAAGTAAAATCCATTCTGTGCCTGCCTTTATGATACTGCCAAGCAAAGAATTATTATTTGGGAAATCTGTATTTGACCATCTTTTATTACCTGGAAGAGGCATCCTATGTAGTACGCAGAGTACACGTTTAGACAAGACAGGGTCAGGTGAAAATGATATTATACCATTAGCTAATACGGGCAACGGTAGCCTCGGGAGCAGCAGCGGTGGCAGCGGCAGCGGTAGCAGCAGTAGTGGTGGAGATAAAGATAGCGAACCTTTGGCATTCACTCTAAATACTGCTTCTTTCTCAGATAATTTTTCAATAATAGAGGATGAGACTAAAGAGCTGAATGATAAGAATTATAACTGGGATTTTATAACAAATGATAATAATATTACTGATGGTATCAAAAATATTGCCGCAAATATTAATGATGATACTTCTGGAAATGCGAGCGGCGGCTCTACTTCTAAAAGTGATAGAAATAATCAGTCTCTTGAAGAGTTAAAGAAATTAAGAGATTCACAAAAATTCTAAAACTTGTAAAACTCATGAAACTTGTAAAACTTCGAAATATATATAAGGAATTATCATAATATATTTTTATAAGAGTATTAAAAATAAAATGTCTAATCAATTTATATTTAATCAATATTATATTGACTTAATAAAGCGTATTAAAACGTCTGCTAAGAGCCTACGAGAGAATGATAATAATGATGACAACGCTTTTGGAAAGAGTATTCTAAAAGCAATCAAGGATAATTATATTACACTCGATAAATCATCTGACGAATACATTATATATGTAAAGTCTATACCTGAAGATTTTTGGAAATCTTATATCAATATCGATGATATTAGCGCATCAAATGATTGGTTCCTTGCTGACGATGTTAAAGATATTTGTATATATAAAAATATAACTATTTCTTCAATAAGAAAGCTTGTGAATGATGATTATCTATGCCATCACTTTTTTTCAGTATTCTATTTATTTCTTAATGAATTAAGCGATGATGATGTGAAGATGTATTTATCTGTTCTTCAAGATACTAAGAATGAGGTAGGACTTGATAATATTACGAATGATGAGCATAAAAAGCTGATTGAACGACTGAATGAACTGAAAACAAAGAAGGCGGCTAATGATACAAAGAATGCTACTGGTATTGACATGTCGCAAATGGAAGGGACTATGCTTGGAAAACTCGCTAAAGAAATCTTGGAAGATGTAGATGTCGAAAAGCTACAAAAGTCTATTGGTGAGAATGGCGATATTCTAAAGGCTATTGGTGATCCTGACAGCGGCTTTAGCGAACTTATCTCTAATGTTAGCAGAAAGATGGCAAATAAAATATCTACTGGCGAACTAAAGCAAGAAAACCTTCTACAAGATGCTATTAAGTTTGCTTCAGCGATGCCTGGTGGATTATTTGGAGGTGCTGGAGCTGGTGCCGGTGCTGCTGGTGCTGCTGGTGCTGCTGGTGCTGCTGGTGCCAATAACCAAGGAGCTTCTAAAGGAGGTGGTGGCGCTAATCAACCTGATATGGCATCTATGATGAATATGATGTCTTCTATGATGAATAACAAACAAGGTATGGATATGTTTAAGAATATGATGGGTAATATGAATGGAGGCGGTAATGGTCAAAAGGGTGGTTCACGACAGACTGTAAATAGACCCGCACTTAAAAAATTGGCGACTGTTAATAAACTAAAATCAAAACTTGCTAAACGTAGAGAGGCAGGGGAAGCAGATGAATGATGAATTAAAAATAATATAGATATTAGGATAAGAACAAAAAATAATGTTTTGGTTAGATAATTTAAATGTATTAACAACGCCTATATTAATTCCTGATATTAATATGACGTTTGAAGAAAAACTGAATGCTATTATAAGAGGGTTGCTATTTTTAGGAGTTATTTTTACCCTAATTTTTAATGATTCAAAATATATTTTATTTGTGTTAATAATTATGATAATTTCTATAGTAATATATAATTATCAATTTGAAAAAAATAGGCAAATAGAAAAGTATTTAAATGAGAATGATCTTGATATAATAAATAACAGGAAATGTATCAAGCCTACAAAATCAAATCCGTTCATGAACCCTAATATATTAGATAGTAAATACGACGAGAATAACAATATGTTCTCAGCATGCTCTATAGAAAATTCTAAAATAAACAATAATATGAACAAGTATTTTAACGAGAGTGTATTTCGTGAGACCGACGATTTATATAATAAATCACTATTACCTCGACAATTTTATACTATGCCCTCAACAACTATCCCTAATGAGCGAGAAAAATTAGGTGATTGGTTATATAATACTGGACCATCTTGTAAGGAGAATGGGCTTAAATGCTATGAAAATATATACACAGATTTAAGAAGTTCAATTCATAATTAATGTATATATGGTATTATCATGATTTCATAATATCCTGTTTTTTTTGTAAAATGATATAAAAATATATAATAATGTATATATGTATATCTTGTATATCTATTAATATCGTATTTAATATGCTATTTGTATCTATTGGGATTGATTGTGATGTAGCTAACTTTTTAACTAAATATAATCTACGCAAAGCTTCGCTTCCATTCGATTGGAATGTTTCGTATAATGGGGTATCTAAATGTATTGATTGTGATTTTAAGAAGTTTACAGAACCTCTAAGTGTCGAGAGAATTAATGAAGATGATGTTTATTTTCATCATGACTTTCTTAATGAAACCACAATTCTTACAGATAAAGAAAAGTATGATAGAAGATGTCTAAGATTACTTAATATGCTTGAAATGAATAATACTGCTGACACAAGCGCAAATGGTGGCGTACCAATCCTTTTTATTAGAAAGGGACATATGTGCTATCATCATGAAGAACAGAATGGTAAGTATAAAAATATTACAGATGATTATGAAGATGCTAAGAAATTAAATAGTGTATTGTTAAGTAAATATCCACATCTTAAATATAAAATTATAGTTATTTTAGGTTGTACAGAGTGTTTTAAAAAAGATACTGTTTGTGTGAAAGATACTGATAATAATATAGAAGTATATAATAATGTTTGTGATGCTGGTGAAGATAGAAATAAGTTATTTGAGGAATGTCTATTAAATATTTGTATAGAAAAAATAAGAGAAGATAGGGAAAATAAAAAACTTATCTTTTAACAGTTCTAACAACTTTTACAATATTCGTTGATACTTTCTTAGAGGATGAATGTCCATCTTTATATTTTTGTTTTGCTTTATTTGCTAATATAAATGCTTTCTTCTTATGATCACATCCCTCGCTTATTATCTTGTAATCGACTGCTGCCGCTTTGCCAGATGTTAAAGAACTTGCTAATCTCGCAAGACCCCATGATTGCGGTGTTTGATTTGGACGTGATCCTGAAGAATAGTATGCGCCTTCGCCCTTCCTAACAATCTTATTTAGAACATCTAAAGAACATCCTGTCTTTGCTACTAACTCCTTTGTAGGAGCTATGTTTTCTATCTTGTATATTTTGCGCGCATTTGCTATATGGTTTGACTTCTTGGTCTTAAAAGACGCTACTTTCTCTCTGAGATAATATTGGCCTTTTTTGTATTGTTTTTGTGATTTTATAAGCATCTTTAGTTGCTTTTCATTATCTTTTTTGTTCAACATCTTAGGCAAATATCGCATAGGGAACTTCATGGGTTCTTTGATAACTGTTCGCTTTTCCATATTGTTATTTAATAAATAATTATAAATAAAATAAATAATATAAATAATATAAATAAAATATTAAAAAATGATATTATGTACTAACTAATAATACATAATATTACCAGAATGCTCGTAGGAAAATGTATGTGTCCCTGTGGTGGAGGCCAATCATGTATTGTAGATAGACGTGAATTGAATGATTGGGTTCACGAAGATGACTTGTTCCTGAAAAATAAGTTGCCTTTGAGGAAAGACTGCTATCAACAATTTACCAATAAGCAGCTAAAGGTATTAAGTAATTTTACAACTAATGATAGCCTATGCTAAGCATTTTATGGATATTATATATGACTTATACCCTTTGATATAAATTATCTATTTCATCATTTGTTACACCAATCCTATGTTTCATTTCCTTAAGCCTATTTTCAAAGTTTTTAATTGTGACATTATTGCTAATATTATTTAATTGTTTTTTTACAGCAGATACAGCAGCATTTGTAGCGAGTGTCATATTTATAGCGTTAGTAGTAAGACGAATATTAGCAGACTGCTTCTTATATTCTGGATGTTTCTTATATTCTACAGCAACCTTTTTATATTCTTTTTCATATCTATCTTCCATTCTCTTATTTATTTTTTTAAAATATTTGAAAATATTTTGGAAATAATCATATATATTTTGTAAGTTAGTATTATAAGCATCTATATAGTTATAAATAAGTGGCGTATATTCTTCTTCATCCTTGTTATATCTATAATTCGCAAAGAATACATATCCACCTGAAAACCTGGTAACACGAGTTTCAACATTATCATTCAATATATTATTAATAATATCTATAAATACTACCATCGTATTATTGAGAGATTGTAATTTATTTTCAACATCATGATGATTAATATTTTTCATACTTTTGATAACTTTTGAAGATAACCCATAATTCTGATCATCGATTATTCTTTGTAAATATATGCCACTAAACTGATTTAGATAATTATAATGATCCCTTATATCATTTTCTGAGTATCCTTGGGCTCTTTTGATTCCTGTCATATGTGCTATAAAACTATCTCTACCCCGTGGTTTTTTTATTAAATATTTTACAAATAAATATAATGCCTTCATATCTTTTGTTTTTGTTGATTTTGTCAAAGACGTTGTATATATATATCTATTATTATCTATATCATCTATTAATTTTTCTAATTTACTAACAGTATCTACATTAAATATAGGAGGATATATATATTTTTCCTTTCCTATGTCTACTACTATTCCTTTTATTTCTATAGCCAACAATCTTATTATATCATATATCAAATCAACATAATAAATAGCAAGCATTTTTGATGGTAATTCAATATTTTTATTTGGAACAATCCCAACAGGTTCTGTCGATACTGTAGGAACTGTAGGATGTAATTGATTTTTATTTGTAAATTTAAATATACTTTTTGTTGGTTTTTTAGGTTGTTTTAGAACTGGTGTTTTTGGCTTTACAAACGATAACTTGGTAGGTTTTTTTGATGAAGATGATGCTCTCTTTGGTATTTCACCCCAAGCCTGAATAGGTGAAGGAATACGTCCTTGTGGATTAATCTGTAGATCTATAGATAATAATGCTCTTGGAGAACTATGATGCGAAGATGATTTACTTCGAGGACTTAGTCTAATTGAATTTTCTCTTTCCATTCTATATTATATAAATATTTAATGTAGTCTATATAAGATAGAAGCCCTGATATTCGTGTAAAAACGCATAGTTTTTAACTTCCTATTCCAAAGTTATTTTCAATATCTGTAATATGCTTTTTCATGTTTCTTAAATCACCTTTAATTTTGAATTCTAAATGTGAGTTTAATATTTTATTATGTTTTCTTCTTACTGCTATTTCTTCTGTAGTCCAGACTACTTTAGGTGATACAAGTTTAGGTGATGAGCCTTTAACAAATTGTCGTAAGTTGTCATTATATAATGGTTTAGGTTTATCATATAAATGGTTGTATTCCTTCTTAAACCTCGCACGCATCTTCACATCTACTTCCAATATATAGCCGCATAGTAAAGAAATAAACGCATATATATTTTGAAAATTTATATTATTAGAGTGTTTATATTTATTCAATACTGAGATTTGTTCGAGCATAATCCTTGTAGACTGCTTTCCTAATACTCTGCGAAATATTTTTAAGATTGGAGAGATTTTAGCACCTCCATTTTGACTGTTAAACCCTCTAAAGCTGCTTACGCTGCCTTGTAATTTTAGAATATATTTTATAAACCTCTCTTTAGCCTTTTCATTTACCCAAATATCATTAATAATATCTATTAAATCCTTGATAGTTTTATACTGGCTTTCTAATTTAATGTTAGTAGTTGTAATATCTATGCCTTTAAATAGTGCTAGAACATCTTCTACTACATTATTTTTAATAAAATAACGACGCATATATTCTTCAACACTCTCATCTGTCTTCATAACATGAATATGTCTAAACAACTCGGTCATTCTATTTTCTACTTGCCCTCTTGTTAACCCCTTAACCTTATATAAATAACTTCGTAAATAGTTGTATAACCTTATGTCTTGTTCATCTTTCATACTCTTCTTAAATAATATGAAATCTATGTATTCATAATTTCCTCTTTCTCTGTTAATATCTATTGTTGTCCCGTTTAATGTGGTATATATATATTGTTCTCTTAGAATTCTTGTTTGAAATGATAATAACTTGTCTATTGTCTCCTTTTTAAATAGTTCGGGTTTTATATAGTAGCACGCATTTACCTTTTGTAATATATCGGTTATATTAGAAGCAAAACTATAAATAGCATTATATAAATTTGTAATATAAGACATCGCTAATAACAGTAATAACTCTTTAGGGTGTTTTTGTGGTAATAAATCATAATATTGCGATAAATCATCTGTTGGAGACTTTGGTATTATTCTTGCTGCTTTTGGTGGATTAAGCCTTGCAGATGCAGATAATGAACTACTTGCCGATGAAGGAGGTGAATATATGATAGCAGGCCTATCTATAGATGGCAAATATAATGAGGAAGTCTTTGATGATACTGGACTACTAATTATATTCATTCTACAATATATTTAGATATTATATAAATTATATAAATAATATGCGAATAAATATAAGCAGCAAAGCGTTTTATGTAATGAAGAAGACTACATCAATTACCTATAATATTGAAACAAATGAAGGAATATCTACTACTGAGTTAGAATACAAGGACTATATTAAAAATGAAAAGGGTGAAGAGAACCTATTACATTACAAACTTAAGAATATAACAAACAGCGAAGAACTTAAGGCAATTACATACGCTAAAGAATCCAGGGACACAAGTGTATCAGAAAACGCAGCAGTATCTGGTGATATTGAAGATGTTGTAAGTGTCGCTGGAGGTGTAAGTGTTGCTATAGGGACAAGTGAGACATTCAATAAGATATACAAGGTAAATAATACGATTGATGAAACTGTCGGTGTAAGTGTTAATAACGATGATTGGAAGATACATGAATATAAAAACCACAAGTTGGATAAAAAATATAAACAAAGGTATGATACTATCAAGTTTGATATTAAGAATGATATATTTGAGAATTATGAAAAGAATAATTATATTAAAGATAAATAATTAATTTTTTTATTTATTATTTACAAATAGATAATGAATAATAATAAGTTTGATACGTCAACAAGCATTTGTTCGGATGATTGTTGGAAAATCGCAAAGGAGCTACACAATAATAAAATATCTGAATATAACTTGCTCCCAAATAACTTCGTAGAATGTGAAAATCCTAATGTAAGAATGACGGACAGTTATTTACAACATCCTAATTTACGTGGTCGTCCAGGATACGGTTTAGCGGACGACTGTCTTATAGATAATGATTCTATGCTTCGTAATAATCCCAACGGTTTAACGCACGACAAATGTAGAATACAGTTAAACAACCGTATTTTCACATCGGGTCCCAGTCTAAGATGTGGCGCTGGAAACATAAGTGAGGAACTTAACCTTATTGAAGGAACAAATACTAATCCTTATATGTGTAAGAAACAGATAATGGAAAAAGAAATGAATAACTTCATACCATTATTAGATTTTATGAAAGATATTCAAGATCCTAATAATATAGTTCCAGTATGGACAAATGGCGGTGAAGATACACGCTCTTATATACACCGCGCTGAATTTAATAAAAATTGCAATTGGATAGGGCGTAATAAAAATGTTTCTATATAATAAAAAAAATATTATATAATAGAAGATAATATGAGTTTTAATAGAACAACATACGATACTTGTTCTTATAAGCAAGAATTACAAGAGAATGTAAGCACACTAACTTATGTACTTTCGCCATATAGATATGAGCATGTAAATAAATGTCGACACCAATTAGGATTTGTCGGAGGAACTGCTGTTTCACACATCCAAGGAAACTTAGTAGATTTAGACAGCGAATTAAGAGGACAGACACGAATTATTTCTAAGTGCTCAACAAACCAATATGTTCCCTCAAACGATGGAATAATTAAAAATGATAAAACCCAACCAATCGACACAACTATGCTTCATCTTCCCTCATGCCAATCTATAATGTATCGCGAAGTTCCTTTACCGCCACACATTAACTATAACAAATGTAGCTAAGTCCAACCTATTTTATTTTTATATGATAATATAAACATATATACAGATCCGTATATATACGCATAATACATGTACATTAACACATATTACCTAAATAATTAACGAGGACATACCATAATAAATAGAATGGTCCAAGCATAAAGGCACAGAATGCGAACAAAATCCTAATTAAAATATTGTCAACAAGCCCTTTCCATGTACAACTGAAAGACAGATATGCCGCAAAAACAGATATTAACAAGGTTAATATATATAGTAATACAATACATATTTTATCCATTATACCCCAGCTATAATAATAGTTCGCGTTATATCCTCTCATAATTAAGTATAAAGCGCTAATTATATCATATCTTAACCCATCAGTCTCTATTATTTCTCCGTCTTTTTCATAAACATTATTATAACCATTATTAAACTGCTCTGTTAATTTATTTGGATCAGTCAGGTCAGAAGGATAGGTAAGCTCCTTTGTTCCATTAATTATTTCTAAATAAGTCGCAAATAATGGTAATATAAGCATATCTATTTATTTATGTATAAAATAATATATTATTTTATTAGATATGAACCAATATATAGATACGAGGTTGAATTATGATAGTTGTAGTTATAAGGAGAAGCTAAAGAGAGCCGTGGGTCCCGGTTTATATCATCTCGAGACCCCTTATAATGATTGTGTAGAATGTTTCCAAGATGTCCCAAATGACCCTGCTTTAAGATACCAGAGTTACGGACAAAATACTTGTAGTATGAAAAAAGCTGTCGATGATTCGAGTGAACTACTCGGTTTAAATTACAAGAATACTAAGTGTAATGCTGACGAATATTTACCAGGAAAATACGAACCTACCGGATGTAATATTAGAGGCGCAAATAAACCTCGTTCATGTATAGTACCCCGTGAAGATACACGACTCTCAAATCCGCCGTGTACATTAAAGGAGACTGGCATTAATAGATGGGAATGGCTCTGCTTTGACCCGCAAGCACGAGCAATTGAAGCATTCGATCGTGTTCCCGTAAATTATAGGATGGTTGCGAAGGATAACCATGTGCCATGTATTGAAATGCCGGAAGATCAATCTGTATTCTTCCCGAAAGATAATAGTTCAAAATTAATATCAAACTTAGATGAATGGAAAAATAAATCTAAGGATAACTTGGCATATTCACCGGGATACCCTTATGGGACTATGTATCCCAGCGTTAAATGTAATAATTAGAAATTATCATTTCTAAAAGTTTACTATTTATTTTTTATATGTAATTATAGATAATATATTTACTATTTTTTTTCCTATATTCATTAGAGGTTAATAATGGATTTATATTCAAATCATAATGACATTCCATCGATGAATAACATATATAGTTCTAAATATTGGGAGAAGGTTAAAGAAGATGAGCAGAAGAGAAGCAATAAATTATATGAAAAGGCTAAAACACCATATGAAACAGGGATTGTAGCAAAACCTTCTTATTCGGATATGTTCGCACGTATTGATTCAGCAAATGATCCTCATGTGAGTGAAAACTTCGTATCTTCTTTGTCGGGCGAAATGATAAATAAGGGGGATTTTTCACATAACAATATGACTCCCTTTTTACGAAAGAATGTAACGCAGAATACTAATATAGAAAATATGTCTTCTGTGTTTGATACCAAAACAGGAAACAATCAATTTTGGCAAAATAAGAAAGAGGTTCCTTGTTTATTTAAACCTGAAATGAATGCCGGAGGAAATGTATGTAGTATGAAAAATAACGATGATTTTTTAAAGTCAAGAATAAATAATTCTTCACGTGTTAATAATTTCTTCCCAATCGAGAAAATAAGAGTAGGTCCCGGTATTAATAAAGGATATGACTCAGCACCAACCGGAGGATTTCATCAAATGGACACAGCCGATTACGCTAAACCTCGTACATTAGACGATTTAAGAAGTAAAATTAATCAAAAAGAAACATATTTTGAAATACCTATTCAAGCGCCACCAAAAGGTATCGAGCAAAGAGGTGTAATAACACCATTCAATAAAAACAGACCTGATACTAACTATGAAGTTACACCAGACATGTGGCTAAAAACTACAGGAGCATTCACAAAAGAAGCTGAGAGACCCGCAGAAAATGTAAGACCTACCGCACGCCCGGAGTTTCATGTAGAATATAAGGGAGCCGCTAAATATGGAGAAAACTCTCCAGGACAAGGAATAGATAATGATTATGGGAAGAACGCTATTATGATATATGATAATGAAAGAGCTACTACAGAAACTCGCACAGTTGTATCAAATGTAACCTCAATAGTTAAAGCGATTGTTGCTCCTATAATGGATGCTCTTAAATATTCTATGAAAGAATATACTGTTGAGGCAGAGCGTGCTGTAGGCAATCCGAGCATCCAAATACCAAGCAAAGCGACAACATATGACCCTGATAATCACATTATGAAAACTACAGTTAAAGAGACTACAATCCATGATAGCGAATTAACAAATCTTTCCGGAAACAAAGAGACATACTCGGCTTTTACAGACAGCGCCAAGACTACTGTTAAAGAGACAACCGTTCATGACAGCGAATTAACAAATCTTTCCGGAAACAAAGAGACATACTCGACTTTGACTGATACAGCTAAGACTACTGTTAAAGAGACAACGGTTCATGATAGCGAGTTAATGAATCTTTCGGGCAATAAGGAGACATATTCGGCATTAAATGATACTGCGAAGACTACAGTTAAAGAGACGATGATACATGATACGAATGTAGCGAATATTAAGGGTGAAAAAGGTGTAGGCTATGTATTATTTAATGATAATGATGCGAAGACTACGCTAAGACAAACATTACCAAAGATAGATGGGGTTCGCAATATAGGTGGTACGACATACAAGGTGACACTTTATAACCCGGATTTAGTAGCTAAAACGACGATGAAAGAGACTATGATTAAAGGAAAGTCTGAATATGGATTTTTAGGAGGAATATTAGAAGGTTTATTCGGTGGTTATATGAATACGAATGTAGAACTTAAAAATACGCATAAACAATTTTTATCTGATACTAACGAGTATGGTATAGCAGGTGCTGGTAGCGATTTCAGGCAAATGGACAGAACAGCAGACGAGAATGCTGAGATAGATGGAACACGTGAGGGTATTATGATGAGTGCTGGATATACACCGAATCCTGGAAATGTTAATATTAATGCGGATCCTTCAGAGATTGAGATGAGTACAAAGAAACCTTTTGAGAATAGCATAGCAGCACGTGATTCTGGAAACATCGGGATGATTTATCAACCGACGCCTGTATTTGACAACTGTAGTATTACAAAGATGCCTGATAAATCTAACGCATTCTCCAATCGATTAGATAGCGATCTATTAGAACCTATGAATACTAACGAATATGCTATTAGAATTAATCCGATAAAAAAAGGGTGTAAAGTGTAAAATATGGTTTTACATGTAATACCAAGAAAATGATATAAGAATAAGCCGCATTATATAGTATGTAGCGGGATTGTAAATAATTTTCTGCTACACTATTACAATAGTTCGTGTGGCCTAATCGGTTAGGGCGTCGCTCTTATGAAGCGAAGATTCTGGGTTCAAGTCCCAGCATGAACATATTATTTTTACTATATAAATATATGACTCTACAATATATTTATAGAATATTTAGAATACATAAGATATCTCGATGAATAAGATAGCATTTCTCTTTTTATTATATGATGTAATTAATCATGAAAATATATGGTTTAATTTCTTTAATGGAATCACAAAGAATAAATACAATATTTACATTCATTATAAAACCGATAATACTTTGGAGTTTTTTAATGATTACAAAATAAATAAAAGTAAAATAATAAATACAAAATATGCTGACATATCAATAGTTAAAGCGCAAAATATCCTTATTAAAGAGGCATTAAAAGATATTAATAATAAACACTTTGTATTTTTGTCAGGATCTTGTATACCACTAAAATCTTTTAATTTTATATATAATTATCTTGATACTAAATATTCATATTTTCATATAGCTGGAAGCGACGATTGCTTCCCTGATTGCGAAGTCGCCCTTAAATATATCCCAAAACAGCATATAAAGAAATCGGCACAGTGGTGTATTCTTAATAGAAGACATAGTGAGTTATTATTGAATGCTACAGCTTCAATAAACGATACAGCAAATAATTATCTAACATGGTTCAAGGATACTTACGCACCTGACGAATTATGCTATATATCTTATCTTTCATATATTTATAATAATTCATTAGATAAAGAAATTATATCAACCTCATATAATTCACCTCCAGAAGTAGCTACAACATTTGCTAATTGGGAGGATATGAATTATAAATATGTTTCTGAAAGAGAATTAAAAAATTATAAAAGTATTAGCGAAGAAGAGTTAGAACATTTATTAAGAAGCAAAAGTTTATTTGGAAGAAAGTTTAAACCTTCCTGCTATTATTCTCTAAATAAAAGATTCTATTATGATACTATTACTGATAAAAAGTAGTCAGAGACAAATATTTATAATTTTTTTAGTAATACCTTAGCACCATTTCTCTTACCATCGAGAAAAGTAATATGATGATATCCGGCGCTATTGATTTTCTTAACCTTGTCATCTATATCTCTCATCTGTTTCTCTATTATTTTCATACGATGCTCGATTGATGTTTCACGCTTCATTAAGGCAGGCGACAGGGATCTTTGTGAATTATTTTGCTTTCTTTTTAAAGGTTTGTCTTTAAGATTTTTGAAGAATGTTAAAGGAGATATGTCATTCGACAGAGCCTTGCTTGGCGCTTTCTTTGTTTTTTTAGGTTTATTCTTTAGATTTGTAAAGAATGTTAAAGGAGATGTTGAAGATTTTTTAGGAGATTGAGTTGGCATTTTCTATATTATGTATATATATTTATATAAAAAACTGATTTATACAAAATTTATTATTAATATAATTAATATAATTAGAATAACAATAACACTCAACTCTACATGTCTAATAAATATAACGACCCTCTTACAAAAATGGAAGTAGACGAAGGCAACTTAGAAAAATGGAAAAATAAGCTTAAATTTGTTTCAGCTATACCAAACCATATATTATTAAACATGGATATTAAAACAAATAATGCTACTATTCAAAATAAAAAAGACCTATATTTTGATAGAGTTAAAACATTTATTAGTAATAAGTCAGGACATCTCTTAAGTAGACTTATAACTATTAACAGATCGCATCGAATTTTAGAAGAACGGAAAACAGAATACAACGATATTATGAGAAAATATAATAAGAGTATAAAGGAATACAAAGATCGTGATGGTAAAGCGGTTGTGGTAAGATTAGTTTTAAATAAAAATAAGGAGAAGATGATGGCATATTTACAATATTATAATTATAAGAAAAAAACAAAGGATGCTTATGACAGAAATAGTATTATATCAGAAGTTCAAGACTATATTCTAAAGCACCAGCTATATGGTTTATTTGTAGGCGATCTGATGATGGGATTTTTGATAATAAAGAAATCAAGACAGTTTAATATTGATGGTGAAGATGATATGGTTGATACATTTTATATTCAAGAAGTATTTACAGACATTAATATGCGAGGAAAGAGATTAGGTAAAATATTAATAGACTATGCTATATTACTATGTCCTGTAAATAAAAAATATATATCACTAATGACCTATGAAGGAAACAGCATGGTTAATATAGCAGTCGCTAATGGATTTGTATTACAAAAGAAGGCATCTGTATGTCCTGTTAATAAACTTCTATTTATTCGCAAAATGGATGAATCAGATTTTATAAAGAAGAGTAATAGATTAACCGCATCTTCTATGTAATATCTAAAAATTGATTATTGTAATATATAAAAAATATACTATTATATATAATTAAATACACACTAATGAATAACTGCTATCAAGATTGGGAACCTGTTGTAATTAGAAGTAAAAATGTTGTGAATGCGCAAAGCAAAGAAGCACATCATACTACCGTAAAACCCATGGGTAATAAGGAGTTTCAGCGATTAAATAGCGAAGAAATACCTAAATTGAACAAAATTACTCATGAGCAAGCGCAAGCAATCTCTATAGCAAGAAATGCCTGTAATTTGAAGCAAATTGATTTAGCACGCAAATTAGGAATTCAAGAAAAAATTATTAAAGAATATGAGAATTGCTCTGTTACAAACTTTTCTCCTGTATTGTATAAAAGGATACTTAAGGCTCTAAATGTTGACCCTAAATTATATGTATGATTACTCGCTATCTACTGATAATTCAGAGGATGATACTGATGATGCGTCAGAATTTGTATCACTCTTTGAACCTCCACTATTATAGGGTTCGAAACCCATTTTCATAGGGTCTGTAGTATTTCTTAGAATATTAGGATTTACATTTGTTTTTTTTATTTCATAACCAATACTTTCTTTATCATTCTCAAAAATACCAAGCGACGAAAATATATCAGGGTCGTCATTAAAAGCCATATACATTATAAAGAAAACCGTGGATACGATTGCCAAATAAATAGCTACATTATTAATTGTTAATAAATCCTTAGTTATATCATAAGGTTCCGCATTAATATCCCTATTTATACTATCAATATATTGATAAGCTCCTAAAATAAATGCGGCTATAACTATTGAATATAATAATATATACATATCTATATATATTTTCCTATTATTCTTATATTCATTCTTACGCACCTAAAAGCATACTTACTAAAAACTATGTTTAGCATCACGTTCCTTCTGTAATACACAACGACCTGTCTTCGGATTCAATACCTTGCCTTCAGGACATTTCTTAGGAGATTTAGCGGCTACAGCAGCCTTATTTACTATACATCTACCTGTCTTCGGATTTAATATCTTGCCTTCAGGACATTTCTTAGGAGATTTAGCAGCTACAGCAGCCTTTACTTTCTTTGGTTTTACATCATTATATACATTCTGTACATTCTGTATATTCTGTACATTCTGTCCGTTATTAACATCATCAACACCATTAACAGCATTAACATCATCAACAACATTAACAGCATCTACTACATTAACAACATTAGCATTAACAGCATCTACCGCATTAACAGCATTAACATTATTAAAATCATCTACCGAATTAACATCAACATCAACTACATTATTAACATCAACTACATTATTAACATCAACTACATTATTAACATCAACTACCGCATTAACAGCATTAACATCATCAACTTTGTTTACATTTTTTACATTTTTGATTTTGTTATTATTGGTATTTATTAATCGACGGACTGGTTTCTTTACAAAACAGTTATTTATAAAATCAATAACATCGACTGGTTCGTCTTTCAATTTATCAGCGTTCTTTTTCTCCTTTTTCATACCATTAATCTCCTTCTTTATCTCCTTTATCTCATCCTTATTTAATTTAACTTCCTTGTTATTTAATCGATCTTCATATTCCTGTATCTTCTTATTAATTTCGTTGATCCCATTATCAGTAATCTTTTTCTTTTCAACATCAAGCAATATATCTCTTATTACAGGATAAGCAAATTGGCTGCGGTCATTTGCCCTATCTATATAACTTACTAAACCTGTAATTTTATTCATGAATTCTTGTGACCCCTTCTCTGTAAATAAACCATTCTCATTACAAAACATCGTCTTAAATCTATCAAACTCTTCTGGAAATCTTTCATAATTTTCTAATAATAAATTAAGTATCTTTACACAACTCATGTGGTCATCTGTGATTGGTGTAGCAGTCATAAGAAGTAGTTTAAGCGAATCGCCTCCTGATACCTTGTATGAGTTTTGAACCATAGTTTGAAGAACTTCAGGATTCGGTTTCTCAAGAGCCGAAAGAGACGAGCTATATATTTTATGTATCTCATCGATGATAATAAGTGTCTTCCTAAAAGGATCTTCCTTACCATTCAAAGCCACCATCTGCTTATAATATTTGTTTTTACCCTTAATAAGGTTAGTAAATTGCTTATATGATATAGGAGGTAACCAGTTCTTCCCTAAAAACTCCATACGTTTTGCCTTAGTTGATGGTAATATTTCGCCATTATTAAGGCGATCCTGTATTATTACATTACAAATGTTGTCAAACATGTTTTTCCATATATCCTCTTTTAGCGTATGTCTTGTTACCCATAATATCTTATAACCCTCCCTATCAAATGTATTAGTAGCCGTAGATATAGCAGTACAAGTTTTACCTGAGCCAACACTATGAAATAATAACATCCCTTTGTAAGGTGATTGAGGAGTTAAAAACTTCTGAACAAAGTTTTGTGTATGCGAGAAAGTTACGATATTATATCCCTTATTATCTTTGGCATTTGCCGCATTTGCGACAGCCTTCTTTGCAGCCTGAGCAGCTTGCGCGGCTTCGCTATTATCATCTTCATCAATAATAACTTCAGCTACGCATTTATTTACAATATTTATATGCTCCCATTTATAAGGCGCAAAGTGCTTCTCTACATATTTATATAATTCGAAATTGGTTAATTTGGTTTTAGGTGGTACTGCTTCAAATTTAGGCTTCTTCAATATTAATTTACTTTTATATTCATAAATAAACTTCAGCGCATCCGCATAGTTTTTATCAGTAATAGCTTTCACCTTTTTATAGTAGTTAAGATTATCTATAATCTTGTCGCCAAATAATTTTAAAAAGTTTATAGGATTCATCCATAGTTTATTTATAGCATCGCAAAAGTTTTGATTTTTATCTATTACATTACATAACAAAGGTTTCGGGTACTTCTCATTAAGATATGTTAATAATGAACCATTCTTGACATAATTTTGAACCTTATTATTAATATTTCCCATATACAGCTTCGTATTTTTAACCTTGATATCATCCCGTCTGCCAATATTATCAATCGTGAAAACCGCCGCAATTATTAGTAGCGCATTTGCCGACGGAAAATCTTCGAGAACCCCCTTACATTTTTTCTTACAATCTATAAAAGAATCATTCGTATATATTTTACCTCGTATATTATTTACAACCTCTATTAAATCCTTACGCTTCGGTTTCTCAACCTTGATATTATTCTTTGCCATCATATAATCATAAAACCTATTGTTCTTCTCGCTCAGTAAATGAAGATTTTCTGTAAGTGGTGTATCCACAGCAGAAGCAATAATAATAGACTCTATATCTGCTATGAAATTAAAAGCACTTATGTTTTTATTACTATGTTTAATATATAAGTCATGAACTGTATTATCATTATCATATTTAATATTATACCTAAAAATATTTAGAGGCCACCCTTGGTTTGGAATAAAAGGTAGCCCAGATTGTCCGCAATATCGTGTCCCACGACCAATAACCTGCGTATATTCTGCCTTTGTTTCTAAAGGCTCTAAGATGTGCATATATTTAACATCAAATACATCAAGCCCCTCCTTATATCCTGAATCTAATATTATGATACGCATATTTTCACCATATATATTATTAGGTCGCTCGTTCATAAGGGTCATCATCTTCTTCTTTAAACCGACTGTTAGCGGTTTTTGATAGACTGTAGATGTTGTTAGAAGCCCAAAGGTTTTGTTTTTATCTTTAATATCCGGTTTCAAAGCAAATTTATTAGAATATACAAGCGTAAAGTTATTGGCTATTAAAGATGACGCAACCATCTTAGCACCATATACTCCTGCTATATCGCTGTATATGATATGTTTATAATATTTATTATCAGCTGCCATATCCTGCTCATCTAAATCGTTAATCTTTTTTATCATATTATATATTTTAGGAGATAGCATAGGAAGTTCATTCAATACAGTTTGTTTATTAAACTTGCCTGAATCAAACTTGTGCTCGGGTTTAAGATTCGCCCATGTTCCTGTATTACGAATACATATAGCTTCATTCGATTTTTTATTCATTATTTTTAATTATATGCGTCTATATTCTATATTACTATAATATTAAAAACTTGTAATATGTAAATTGCCTATATTACTCTTTTATATTTCTTGTATTTTTTATATTTTATTACTTTACTTTTTCTTAGAACTATAACCAAATCTTGGTTTTTCAGCTGCTACTTTTGAATTTGATTTAGTTAATAAATTTATGAATACACTAACTACCGATTTTTTTAAAGGTTTTTCTTCAGTACGACGTGATGTTGGTTGAGTATATGGAGCAACCTTATTAGATACTCCTCCTCTCTTACTTACACTCTTAGGTTTACTCTTAGGTTTACTCTTAGGTTTAACAACACTCTTGCTTTTCATTACAGGCATTTCAATATATATTCTATAATATGGAATATAAAAAATAAATTGTTGTTTGTCTAATATGTTATTAAATTGTAAATGAAAGCATATAAAATATAGGCGTATAACATATATAAAATCATATATTATTATGATTATTGATTTAGAAGAAATTCAGAATATCTTAACTTCAAAAAAAATAAATATTAAGGGTTGTTTTCATGTAGGTGCACATGATTGCGAAGAACTACCTATTTACAATAATTTTGGAGTTAAAACTGAAGATATTGTATGGGTCGATGCGCTTTCTTTTAAAGTAGCTCAATCAATCGCTCGAGGAATACCTAATGTATATCACGCTGTTATTACAGACAAAGATGACGAAGATATTCTGTTTAATGTAGCTAATAATTTACAATCTTCAAGTATTTTAGATTTTGGAACGCATTTGACGGAACATCCTGGAGTAGTTTTTATAGACAAGATACATCAAAAGAGTATTACTATTGATACCTTTTTTAAAAGAAATAATTTAGATGCTTCAAAGTATGATTTTTGGAACTTTGATATTCAAGGCGCTGAACTCTTGGCATTAAAAGGTGCTACAGAGTCTATCAAACATGCTAAGGTATTATATTTAGAAGTTAATTCAAAAGAACTGTATAAAAACTGTGCGTTAATTAATGAGATTGACGAATTCTTGGCACCACTCAAATTTAAAAGAGTTCTAACAAATATGACAATACACAAATGGGGAGATGCCTTGTATATCTTAGATGTTTAGATTTTTATTATTATTTTTATTTATTAATTATTATTTTTATTTATTAGCATCTGCTGCTTTTTTTCTGAGTCGCTCACTTCTTCTTGGTTGTGTAGGTGCTACATCTGCTGTAGGAGATTGTGTAGGAGATTTATTAATTACACGGGGTGTACCCTGAGCAGCTGGTGATGTACCCTGAGCTGGTGATATTTTTTTACTGGGTCGCCCTCTTCTTTTTGGTTGTGTAGGTGCTACATCTGCTGTAGGAGATTGTGAAGATTTCTTAATTACTTGAGGTATATCCTGAGCTGGTGATGTTTTTTTACTGGGTCGCCCTCTTCTTTTTGGTTGTGTAGGTGCTAAGTCTGCTGAAGGAGATTGTGGAGATTTCTTAATTACGTGGGGTGTACCCTGGGCAGCTGGTGGTGTACCCTGGGCAGCTGGTGGTGTACCCTGGGCAGCTGGTGGTGTGTTTTTACTGGATCGCCCACTTCTTCTTGGTTGTGTAGGTGTTACGTCTGCTGTAGACAATTTATTTACACTATTACTACTTGAAGTAGCTGATTTAGAATCATTACGAACATATATCAGTATTCTTACACCGCTACTAAAATTAAAGCAAAAATCTTTATTTGCTACTTTGGTTTTCAATATATCAGGCATACATTTTATTCTATTTAAGCAAATGTTAGCATCATAAGTCTGATTCCATTTATATTTCATAAGTTCACAAGGAATATGTTGTGTTATTTGTGTCGTCGCCTGTGCTGGATCCATGTTTATTCTTGGCCATCCATTATAGACATATCTCTCTTTTTTACATGTTATTCCAGCAATTATATGTCCTATATTATGGTCTGTATTACTATTTGACAATACTACGGAATCTAAAGTATAATTTTTTTTATTATAAGTTATGTTGTCTTTTCTATATCGTATATTACTATATAGGAAGTCATCAGGTATTATATTATTAGTCAAGATGCTATCATAAATAGGTATGTGATAATTATAAACCCTTAAAAGTAATATAGGTGGCGCATAGTTATCCTCGATATATCTATATCCTTTTAACCTGTCTTCTTTGTCTTCAATACTATCTATTACATTATTATCTTCAATTTTATATGTTCGAAAATAATCGTAATCTTTGTTTAAATATGAATATCTTAAAATATATTCGGTCGTGCTATAATCAAACATTTTATAATCAACGCCTAATAATGTATATAGTTTGCCTATATACAGTTTTGGTCGAAATGAACCTAATATATTTTTATGTTTAGGATTAAAAGGAAATTCATTTTTGTTTTCTTTATTTAATAATGATAACATATTTAAAAAAGTATCATCACTAAAATTTTTGTAATCCTCACTTTCTCTCCCATCAGCTGTCTTCAAGTATTTATCATCTAAAACATGTTTTAATAATGTAAATAATTCTTTATCTTTATCCCAATTATTAGATGCTTCAAGTAGTAATTTTCTACTACGCTGACTATAAAACATAGCTACAAATGTAGCCATAAACCAACAAATAGGACCAACTTGTTTTGGTGTTAGAATTCTTGAACATGTACCTTTTTTAATTGCTTTTGTTTTTATCGCCTTTTTTTTTATTGATGGTGAATTCATTAACAAAATATAAGATATATCTCTATATATAACTTTTATAAAAATAATAATCTCTACTTTTTTATTTCTTATTTCTTATCAATATACAACGTCCTGTCTTAGGATTTAATACCTTACCCTCTGGACATTTCTTAGGAGATTTATTAGCAGGATCTTTAATATTCCTTATTAATATACAACGGTTTGTCTTAGGATTTAATACTTTGCCTTCAGGACATACCTTGGGCGACTTTAGAGGCTTATTAGCTGCTGCCTTAGCATTCTTTATCAATATACAACGGTTTGTCTTAGGATTTAATACTTTGCCTTCTGGACATACCTTTGGAACCTTCACATTAGGAACCTTTGGAGACTTATTTAGTTGTTTTATAGGAGAATTAGAAGACTTCACAGCATTAGCAGCATTAGCAGACTTAGTAGCACTATCAATCGAAGTATCAGGTTTAGCATCCTTACGAACGTATATTAATATCTTGTTTCCTTTACTAAAATTAAAGCAGATATCTCTGACTTTTAATTTCTTTTTTAATAATTCAGGGATACATTTATTAGTATTTAAACAAAAGTCATTATTCTTAATGATATTCCAATCATACTTCATAAGTTCACAAGGAATATCACTATTGATGATTTGATTTTTCATTACAGGATCCATGCTTGTTCTTGTCCAGCCGTTATAAACATATTTGCTTTTTTTACAAGTGATACCAGCAATTGCGTGTCCATTTTTCTTATTTATATTCCAATTTGTCAAGATTACTGAATCTAAATTATATTCCTTGCCATTATAAAATATTTGTTCGCTCATAGACTTTAGACTATCCTTGGTGTCGCCTTCTTTCACCTTGTAAAACGAGGTGTCCCCCAAACCTTCAGAAACATTCACAATCAATATGGGCGGAGCATATCCATTATCAACATAGTTGTCTCTTCTTGTATTGTCCTTAAAAACATTATCTATATTGATACCAATATCTATATTCTTCTTTACAATTGTATATTTTAACCAATCATACTCCTCATTCAAGAAAGAGTATGACAAGATACCATCTTGAATATAATAATAAAAAATCTTATAATCTAAATTTAATAATTTATACAGTTTGCCTATGTAATACACAGGAACAAATCCACCAGATACCTTTTTAGGGTCATAAGGGAAAACCTTACTATTTTCCAAATTTAAGTATGACAATATCTTTATAAAGGTATCATCTCGAAACTTCTTATAATCTTCGCTATCTCTACCATCAACCGTCTTCAAGTATTTATCATCTAAAACATGCTTTAACAAAGCAAATAATGCTTTCTTATTATTCCAACTGTTAGACGCATCAAGTAGTAATTTTCTACTACGCTGGCTATAAAACATAGCAACAAAGGTAGCCATAAACCAACAAATAGGACCTACTTGCTTTGGTGTTAGAATTCTCGCACATATACCTTTTTTTGACTCTTTTATTTTTACAGGCGATGAATTCATTAGCAAAAATAAGATATATCTCTATATATAACCTTTATAAAAAGTAATAATTCCTATTTTATTTTTTATTTTTTATTTTTTATTAATATACATCTCCCTGTCTTAGGATTTAATACCTTGCCCTCAGGACATTTCTTAGGCGACTTAGGAAGCTTAGGCAAATTCTTGAAAATAGATTTAATATTCTTTATCAATATACAACGTCCAGTCTTAGGATTTAATACCTTACCCTCGGGGCATTTCTTAGGCGACTTAGGAGGCTTAGGCGACTTAGGAAGCTTAGGCGACTTAGGAAGCTTAGGCGACTTAGGAGGCTTAGGAGGTATATTAACAGGTGCCGGAATATTTTTAGAAATATTATGTTCAGTCATCATAGAAGTATCAGGTTTCGCATCTTTGCGTACATATACTAATATGCGCTTTCCTTTGCTAAAGTTAAAGCAAAGATCATGATCTTTTAATTGATGTTGTAAAGCTTCAGGGATACATTTTGCGGGATTTAAGCAAAAATCACCATTATATTTAATGTTCCAATCATACTTCATAAGTTCGCATGGTATTTTTCTTGCCAATTCCTTATTAATCATTACAGGATCCATGCTTGTTCTCGTCCAACCATTATAAACATACTTCTCTTTTTTACAAGATATACCAGCAATTGCGTGTCCATTTTTCTTATTTATATTCCAATTTGCCAATAAAACAGAATCTAAGTTATATTCAACACCTTTATAAAATATTTGCTCATTCAAAGACTTTAGAGTTTCCTTTGTTGCTCCCTCATTTATTATATTATTAGGGAATAAATCTTGATAAAAATTAGTATTCTTATTGTCATCTCTAACAATAACCATCAATATTGGCGGAGGTGTTATATTTTCCTCTATATATTTGAAAGTGGCATTTCTATAAAAATATGTATTAATATTCTTTTTAACAACCTTATACAATATTTCATTATTAAAATCTTCATTCAAGAACGAATACGCAAAAACATTATCATGTAAATTATAATCATACATCCTATAATCGACATTTAATAATTTATATAACCTGCCTATGTAATATTCCGGGTTAAATCCTCCAGAAATAGTTTTGGGATTATAAGGAAATAACTTCTTATTCTCTTTAAATAGCAGAGATAACACTTTGCCAAATGTATCATCACTAAATTTCCTATAATCCTCACTTTCTCTACTCTCAGCCTTTAAGTATTTATCATCTAATATATGCTTCAAGATTGTAAATAACGGCTTCTTTTTATTCCAACCTTTAGAAGTATCTAATAATATCTTTCTGCTACGCTGACTGTAAAACATAGCTACAAAGGCAGCCATAAACCAGCAGATAGGTCCCACTTGTTTAGGAGTTAATATCCTTTCGCATACATTCTTTTTTATATCATTTCCTTTATTCTTTGTAAATATTAAAGGATTCTTTGAGAACTCTTTCCAATCTATATCATCTTGATGCGTTTGTAATAGGGCTATAACATGCGGATTAGGATTTCTTGATAAAAACCACCAATCTACTTTTTTAAGATTTAATATAAATAATTTTATAGCATTTGGATTTGTAGATAAAAAATGCCATACTATTTTATCTTGATTTGCCTTTAGTAACTCTATGGCATTTGGATTACTTGATAATATTTCCCAATCTATTTTATTTTGATTGCTTGTTAATAACTCGATCGCATTAGGATTACCAGATAATGCTCGCCAATCTATTTTCTTAGGATTGTCTTTTAATAGCTTAATAGCGTTTGGATTACCTGATAGAGAAGACCAATCTATATTATCAGGGTTGTCTGTTAACATATCGATTGCTTTTGGATTATGATTACTTGACAGAACACTCCAATCTATTTTCTTTTGATTAGCTTTTAACATCTCAATAGCATTCGGATTACTTGATAATGCGTCCCAGTCTATATCATTTGGATTCTCTTTTAACAACTTGATTGCTCCAGGATTACTTGATAAAGCTACCCAATCTATTTTCTTATTATTATTTAATTTATTATAAGCAGCTTTTGTTAAAGACTTCTCTATTTTAATTTTAGCTTCTAATAGCTCAATCGCATTTGGATTACTTGATAACTCTTTCCAACTCAACCTTTTTATAGGTATCCAATCTCTTAACTCATATTTAAATGTTCCTTTATTTTTTTTTATTATATCTTGTAATATAGAGTTTTTTGATGATGCGTTCATTCAGTATAAATCTCTCCAGTTCTTCTAATTACTTTTCAGAAAATAATATAAAAAATATAAAAATATATAACACGTGTATATAAAAATTGATAAGGTTTAGTATATAAATATTAAACTATACATATAGAATATTCTCAAAATCCCAATATGAACTTCAAATTGATTACATACCTCGTGATTACCTCAAGTTATATTAATTATATGAGAGCAATCAATACGCATTCACATACTAATAGACGACCATTATTAAGATGTAATAGTGCCCCTGACATAACAGCACTATATAATACTACAGTTTATACATCACTCGTTACAGCATCCGCTACAAAAGACATAATACCCTATAATAAATATAAGTCGATTATCTTTAATCGTTATAAAAGAAATATATATCTTCGATCAAAGGAAAAATATACATTCGATGAAAATAAATGATAAACAAAGTAATTTATATATAAGAATAAGAATATATATTATATGATGTGTTTCTTGTTGAAATGTTCAATACTTTCCATTATGTTTTTATAATCACTATCGCGTTTATCTGTTAAATCGATATACGAAAGTCCAAAATCGATAATTTTAATTACCCATTTATTACTCTCTTTTTTTAACATAACATTAGATTCACAATATAGGTCATAATGTATTACCCCAATATCATTCAATAAGTTCGTTGACTCTCTTATCTGACAAAGGATATCTTTGAAATCATCACGAGACATTCTATTTATATAGTACCTTAGAGGATGATTACCTGAATGGGCAAATATCATCAAATTATATTTGGATATAGCTGATGGGTCTGAATCATTCACTAATCTTGCTAAGTTATTAGGGAGATCTATGTTTTCATACACATTTAGCATCTTTGTGAAATACTTAAAATCTTTCAAGTTGTTGTTGATGTAATTATTGACATCTCTTTCTCTAACAAAATCAACTTGTAAATCAGGATGAACCAATTTCGCAAAATAATGCTTACCTTTTTCTACAAAACGAAAGCAAATAACTTTGTCTTCCTTTCTCTTTATTACTTTAATATCCTTGATATCTTTAATGTCCTTGTCAAACATTCTTATAGTGTCTATTTAATTTAAAAAGAGGTATCAATTTTTTATAATGAATAATATTTAGGGTGTTTGACTGTATTAACTTTTGTTCGAACTAATGAATGTGTTTTTGCTCGTTGATTCTTATGTGTTTTAGAAACTTGTGATGATGACGATGTTTTATCTAAGTTCATAATAAAGAAACATCTTATAAGCTGAATATATAAAACACACATTTTAAGATTTTTATTAAACTCTAAGATATTTACACTCATGCGCAATAATTTTATAAGTTTTTCTGAGTTATGACTAAAAAACATGGGCTCATTTAGATCTATCACAGGATAATTGGGATCATCATTAATTATCTTACAAATAAACTCATATTTATCTGTTTTTCTCAAAATACTTTTTAATGATCTATTACTTGACCCTGAATTTTTTAAGTTCTTTGGTAAATATATTACATCCTTCTTGATTGCTAATAAAGCTATTATATAAAGAATAATATCACTCTCTTTCTTTATATAGATAATATCATCATCAATCTCACTCTTACCACCATCATGTAGTAAATATAAGAGGTTATACTTATTGATATTGGCTGATTGCTTGAGATCATATATAATTGCTCTGATAGCTTCAGTATTTGCTTCAACAAAATCGTTTTTATTAGCATAACCGGATTTATAGCTTCGAATATAATATGGTATTATTTTTTCTCCATCTTTATACTTCCCTAAGGAAGCATCATCTGATGACATATATTGTAAGTATTTTTTCCATTCTCTTGCTTGATTATATTTATCAAATACTATGTATTCGTGTAATACACCACCTTCTGTCTGACAATCTATTAAATTTTCTACTAATACATCATAATAAATGGGCTGTCTATTTGCGGCAGCTCCTTGATCACGTGCTGATTCTTCTGTAGTTAAACATGCGGGATGCTCAAATACAATTTCACTACGTGAATAATGCTTTCTATCCAAATATTTGTCACGTGTATCAAGAGGTTCATAGGCATCTGTAAGCCATAAATATTCAATAGGCAGCTGTAAAACATTCATAGATATATAAAGTTGTTTAGAGTTTATTAACATACTTAAAATACGGTCATCGGCCTTTCCTTGAAACTTTGGCATAAAAGACCATTTACTCCACATAGTAAGCAATTCACGTCCATTATTGTTATTGGCAAAATACATAATCCCGCCAGAAGTTTCGAATGTGAAAGGATCAAAACAGGGCTTAGTTTTATAATGAATATTTGAACGTGGATCTACATTCCAACCACGCCCCATATAGTCAACATTATTAATATCAAAAATATGCGGATATTTATTAACAGTCATATCACCATCAATATAAACTACAGATATGTCTTCTTTTCCCATATCTCTTAATGTATCAAGAACCTTCTTTATAAAAAGTGGTTTAGCGTTAATCGCAAGCTGATATCCTCCAGGCACCGCAAACTCAGGATATTCTTGAGAAAAGTAATTACAGTTTTTATTTATACAGTTATTATTCCATTTATCTATCATACCCTCGAATGTATCAGGTTCCTTAAGTAGCTTTTGTCCATCTTTAAGTTGCCAATTAAATTGTAAATAATTAAGTTCTTTACATGGTATCTGTGTATTTCTATTAAGATTCCCTTTGCCCCACCAGTAAGTTATGATCATAAATTTAGATTTTTTATTCACAAAGTTTGCTTCACTAATATCTAATCTCCTATTATCTATTATTTTCTGTATATTTTCTTGTAATACATTCATTAGTTGTTATTATTGTTTGCTATTATCTAATATCTAATGATATAAAAAATAATAATGATGAGTAATTGTAATTATTGTAGTTTATATTAACATATACTGAATGCTCCTATGTAATAAAATAATTTATTAATAAATTAATATAAGACTAATATTAGAATATATATATAATCATTCTAAATGTATCAAACAAGCATTAGAAATAAGAAAAAGATTAGTCAATTTAACAAGGTCGCTAACAATAACTATAATATTAACACAGAATATGAAGTGTACGCATATGTAATTAAGTTATTGGGAAATTGTAGAGTTCTTGTATTATGTGATAACGGGAATGAGGCAGTTGGAGTAATTAGAGGGTCTATGCGGCGTTTTAATAAACGTGTGTTGATTGAGACTGGTGATATTCTTGCTGTTTCTATGAGAGACTTTCAAGATAATAAAGTTGATATTGTTCATAAATATAACGCAGAGCAATGCAAGATCCTCATTAATAATAAAGAAATCTCAGATACTTTGATAAATGCCTATAATAAGGTCGCTACGACTGCTATTAATAACACTAATGAAGCTAATATAATATTTGATGATGCTGCTGCTGATGTTGATGCTATTGATGCTAAACAACGTAATAAAAAGGGGACGGATAGTTATAATGATAGTTTATTTGTATTTGATAGTGAGGATGAAGATGCTGCTTATGATGATGAAGATGATGGTATCTAAGATATTAGATATTTATGATACTTATATTAAAATTCTTTATTTTTCATCAATATTTATTATCTAAAAATAAAACATATCTAAAATATAGAAGTATATATTTAAAATGATATTTAATGATGAATATACTGGTTATAGTATTGCGTTTAGTAGTGATTACTCTTTATTACAAATATCAGGATCAATAAAAAATCATGCGCAATTTAATAATATTATAATAATCGCCGCAAATCCCATAGATAGAATGAGTAATTACTCTGGGTCTGGTCTTCCATTCCCTAATCATGAGATTGCTTTTGAAAATACCCCAAACATTCACCAAGTAGATTCTTCGGGAACATTTAACATTACTTTTAAATATCCTAATAGTTTCTATATGCCCGACGGTATTAATAAAATAAAGCCATCCATATATTTCAGTTTTACTGATATTAGCAATCAAGAATTTCGTATTCAATATGAACTACATGATATATTAGCATTACGTACATTAATTAATAGAAGTTCTCGTAAAAATCCTGAGTTTTATGGTGCTAAAGATTATATTCTCCCTATTGATACAGCCGAGAAAGTAATGAAAGCATATGCTATTGCTAAAATAGAGAATGATATTGGATAAGATAGGATCGGATAAATTTGTATTATTTTTCTTTTATAATTATAAAAATTGATTATTATGCCTTTATTGATATAGCAAGAACCGACTGATTTGTTATTTGCCTTCGAAGCCCATCAAATCCGTTGAAAGTACCAAGTACAACAAGTACAACAAGCCAAGTCAATCTATCAATCCTACCAAATCCAAATCACCATGTCATTTGTCAAGATCAACTTTACCACCGATCGCATCAAGTACATTTTGTTTGAGGAAATCAAGACTCTCGTGTTTAATAACAGCGGGATTATCTTTGGTGGGTATGCGAGGGATATGATAATTAGCGACCATTACAAGGCAATATATAATAGCGCCAATAAATATAATATCCATAAGTTTTGGAATCGAATGTATCAACCCGAAACTGCTGCGCGCACTCTTGTTGCGAAAGACATGGATATTTGTATGTATAGCACAGATGATGTTGATTCATTTCTTATAGCCCTTCAAAATATCTTTAATGATAGGATTGGTTATACCAACATAACCTCTTCCGACATAACAGCATCTCAAGAGAACAATTATTTCATGATTCCTATCATCCTTCACAAGAAAATTAACTATACGATCACCATAGGAAAGATCCCGTTTGTACATAGAGGGGTTGAAATCTCCTTTGACTTTGATATAATAGTTCCAAGAAATTCCAAGTTGATGCCACCATTCAACCGTGTAGACATGCTTTCAAACGTGTTTATCTTGAATAGGCAAGGGATTGTTATGTCCAACAACACGGGAACTGCTATTGACAAGATGAGTATTGTGAATAAGCAGAAGATGTCTGCTCGTATTATGGAGGATGTTGTGCAGTTCAAGACACAGTTTTGTCTGGGAAATTATACCGATAATTATACTTGCGGGAACTTTAACTATAACAGCAAGGTATGCGAGCGTCTTAATAAGATGTTGTTTAGGGGCTTCAAATGGGATATCACAAATATGCCGTTCTTTCTCGATGAACACAAGAAAGAATTGAATAATGGTGATAATGGTGATATTAACTGCTGTATCTGTCTTTCTAACTTTAAGAACAACGATCGGGTTGTCAAGGTGTTCATAGATAATTCTACGAAAACTGAGAAAAAGGTATGCTCTATCGCGCATGACAAATGTATGTTCAAATACTTTGAGACGCAAGTTGAAAACGCCAAATCAGACATGATTTCCGGAAGAGATGATTTCAAATTTAGATGTCCTATGCGAAACATAATTAATTTCAAGCAATATGCCGAGAATATTGATGATATCATTCGTGAAAAAATGAAAAACTAAGAGAACAACCAAACATCATAGTGCGCTGCTCGAGCGATACCTCGTAAGATTGTAAGATATATCTGTGTATATGTATGTTTTTTATATTTTATTATTTTTATATTTTATTATTTTTATTTATATGTATTTTATATATTTGATATTAGCTTATTTAGGACACTTCCGAAGGTATAACTTACTAATGATATTAGAATTATTACTATTAAGTTTGAAGCATTCGATAAATAGAAAACGTCGCAGTGCTCAGTAACATGGAGATATATCTCGAATATCATAATTTTAATAAACATCCCTAATATGATATCAAACCCAAATATAAAACCAAGCAGAAAGTTTACTACAATATGGGATACAAGATATATTTTGTTTTCAAGAATGTTATTTGTGTTGTTTGGATAAAAGAAGATATCAACATCGTGTACGTTAAAAACACATCTTAATATAGTGAATGATAATGTCACCGTAAATATTATTAATAAGTATATGTAAAAAAACTTAGCATCCATTTTTTATTATTTACCTATTTCCTAATTAGATAAAATAATTTAAATTCTTTTTTATAACATGTCTTATTAGAATTGTAAATACTAATGTCGTAGAAAATAAAAAGAATAAGAATAAATAATAAAAATAAATTCATATCTATTAATTTTTTATTATATGAGTTTTACATTCGGTGTTAGGCATTTGTTTTTTATATAGCGAAACAATCGCTTTGTTAACATTTTTATTTGAATAATAGAATAGTATGTGTTTTGTCAAAATATCCTTCACGAATACATTCTTGTAATATTCTTTTATCTGGCTCGATTTAATAGATAACAATTTTTTATAAATCTCTTTACTTGCGACAAATTTCTTGTTAAATAGGATTTGATTCTTGTATTCATCATTATAAGAGCTCAAATTATAAAATTTAGTAGTTTCATATATATATTTAAAATGTCTCTTGGCATTAAATATGCGCTCTTCTTCAATCTCATAATTTTTAAGAATATCAATAAAGTTATCTAAAAATACCATAGTATATTTGCTATGACATTTAGATGTTATAACATAATTAGACATGTCAGGATTATAATTGTCCACATTCACGCTAATAGCAATATTGTATATTATACCCAGCTCTTTACGCAGTTTCTTGTAAAATATACCAGCATCAAAGTTAAACAATATCCGCTTAATATAGAAATTGAGTATTAAATATTCATCTGAAAGATATTCGATCCGCTTTGATAAATGTATAACAATCGAAGTGTTTTTATCAGTAATACTATTTCTTATATTTACTATTTTGAGACTCTTATTACTGTGCCTTATTACAGGATATTCCTGAATAGTCTTTTTATATTTTATAATTTCAAAATACTTCTTGACATTCTTAATAACCTCTTTAATCTTATTTAAAGGACATGTTATAGATATTACTAAATTGTCAGTATTTAACTGCCGCCTTAAATACCCATTTACCTTGTCATCATCAAAGTTTTTTATATATGTAATCTGTTTCTTATAATCTGCTAAGTATGAGTATTTAGGATATAGGAATTTGAAGGTATTATATTCAAACATATAATTATTGTTTGATATATATCCCATATATTCTTGAATTATAGCACCTTTCTCCTTTTTTTTGACATCTTCTTCGACATAAAAGTGGTTTATAGTATTCGAAAGTATATCCATATAAAACTCGAGGTCATCATAAATTCCCTTTATATATATACTCATTTCATAATCAGATACATAAGCATTAAACACACCGCCTCTTCTATATATTTCCTCGCTAATATATTCTGAACTTTTGTATTTTTGTGATGTTAAACTTGCTAATAAATGCTCGCAATAATGGGTTAGACCGGCTTCATGGCTTTTTTCCTTAAATCGTCCTAATAAATAATTTGTAGATATGTATGTTAATTTAGTATTTAAAGGAACTATTATAATTCGAATACCATTTTTTAACTTTAGCTGCCTAACATTAGCAGCCATGGCTATAATATATCAATATCTAATATACAATAATATATATATTAACATATTACTATATTACCGTATTACCATATTACTATATTACCATATTAGCATAGCAATCGGTTTGCTTAACTGAAGATAGTTCAAAAAAATATTGATAAATATGTAAACATATTCTATATATTTTAGAGGAATCCTATTTAACATATCACATGTTAAGTATATCTCAACTACTTTTGGAATAAGCGAAGTATAATTGTAAACACATGAAGCTAATAATGGAGGAACTATAATAGCCGTATATATAGCAGGGTACCATGAACCACCCTCTATATTATGTGAAAAATACATGTGAAAATATTGGAGCATATAAAGGAATTTGAAAAAATAGTAGTCTCTTCTAAACATGTTATTAACTTCGTTTCCATATTTCTCAGTATCAATCCATCTCAAATAATGTACAAAAGAGCTGCCAAATAAGAACACATTTGAATGGAGATTTGATGATATGTAATAGAGGATTCCTAAATATTGTATATTATTATTACCTATATAGAACTCGATATCGTGATATATCTGTGTAGATATTATCATTAGTTTTGCTATATATGCTGTGTATTTGCTACGAGGACTTATTGTTAATAAAAAAAGACCCCTAAATAATTTGTTATACATGATTGTAAGTTTGCTTAAAATAAATCCAAAAACAATCGCCCAATAAGGGTATACGCAATAGTGTATTTTTAGAACTACTCGATATTTTTTTTGAAGTTCTTTTATATCTGTCTCTTGTATATTTCCATCATTCCAAATGATCGGAGATATATAATGGCATTCTCTATGAAAATCAAAACCAACCACATCACCAGTCTTTATTATATGTGTTTCCGGTATAATATTGAATATCGTCATAATATCCCTATTGTCATCAAGGCCTACAATAACTCTATAACAGGACGCAAAAGGAATATAGAAAAATGGACCATCAATATGTCTTGTATAAAAAATGTAATCGGACGCATTCTTTTGAAAATTCTTATTATTACTTGAAGGAGGCGACACATATATTTCATTCATATCATGAAGCACATCAATCATATAGCTGTCGCCATACAAGCCACCTCGTAATGATTTTTTAAACATTTCTATTATTTTTATATCTTTTGCGGTATTGTAAAACAACTCTTTTATATTTTGTGGTAAATCTTTGTACCACCAGTGTGTTGAAGTATTGACAGAAGGATTTTGAAGTATTACCCATTCTCTAATACTATTAAGCACGTGATTATCATTTCTTAATTTACAATTAACTACTCTTGACTTCTGGAATCTCCAAGGTAAATATAACATAACATCTATTTATAATATATATAAACTTAAATATTATCCCTAATTTACCTTATTTTATTATTAAAATAATAAAAATTGATACTTAAAGATATGGATTATTAATAATACCAATCAAAAGAGAATGGCTTCTAACCAATCCGCTTCCGCTGCTTCTGCTGCTTCGTCCGTCCAACCAAAGTTTACTCTTACTGAAAATGGGGCTGTTGCTCTTGATACGAGTGGAAATGAAATTGTGGACTACTTTATGATGTATACGAGAACTCTTACTAAGGAACAAAACTATCAGTTTCTTGAAAAATGCTGGGCAATCAATCCTCAAAAGACTGTCGCTATTATTTTCAACGGCCGTGATAGGTTAAAGGGTAAAAAAGAGAAGACCGTATCTAATCAGGCGATGTTATGGCTACGTGATAAAAAGCCTTACACCTATATGAATAATATTATTACATATGTTAATAAATATGGGCGTTGGAAGGATCTTCTCTATATCTGTTATGAAAACGAAGATGATGGAATGATTCACAAGAATTATGAATTGACGTTATTTGCTGATAAGTTGCGTGATGATCTCTCTGATCTAAAGATTAATGAGATTATTGAGGAGGCTAATAGTGCTGATGCGACTGAGGGTACAAAGCTGAAGGTCAAAAACGTATCTTTGTGTGCTAAGTGGGCTCCGAGTGAGAATGATAGGAATGACCAGCGTAAGCATTTTGCCAAGAAGATTGCGACAATCCTTTATGGCAAAGATGATGTTAAGAAGATGGAGAAATATAGGAAGGAATATATTGCTCCTCTCAGGAAAAAGATTAATATTGTCGAGAGCCTTATGTGTAATAACGAATGGGACAAGATTAATTATGAGGGTGTTCCAGGTGTCGCGTCACGAAGATTACACAAAGCATTCAGTAATCATGATAGCGATAGATATTGTGATTACTTGGCAAAAGTTAGGGGTGGGGAAGCGAAGATTAATGTTACAGGTATTCTTCCTCATGAATTAGCTAATTATTATGTTAATCTTCGTAGTTCACAAGATGAATATGAGGAGAATGAAACTATCGAACTACAGTGGAAAACTATTGTCGACGATGTTAAAAGTTGCGGTATTCTTGGGAACTCTTTGGCGATTATTGATTTGTCAGGGTCTATGTTCTCAGCCAGTAACGGTAGTATTCCCGCACAAGTTGCGATTTCTCTGGGTATTATTACTTCACAGTGTTGTAAAGGAATGTTTAAAAACAAGTTTATTACATTCAGCGATACTCCAGAATTAGTATCCCTTATTCCTGATGAATTATACAAGGAATATACTGAGAAAGGTATCGAGCCATCGCTATATACATGCTTTAAATCGTTGGTTGATGTTGATTTCGGCTATAATACCGACTTCGTTAAAAGTTGCGATATGATCATTAAATATGGCAAGGAGCACAACATTAATGACGAAGATATGCCTAAGAAATTGTTCATATTTACAGACATGCAGTTTGATGAGGCTACTGTTGATAATGACAAGGAAAGTAATGGTATTGAAACGTTGTATAAAACGATTGTTAAAATGTTTAAAGCTGCTGATTATACGGCGCCTAAGTTTATATTCTGGAACCTCAATTCGAGTCATAAACAGTCTTTCCCTGTTAATTGTAAAACTGAGGGAACAGCGATGATTTCAGGATTTTCAGAGCAGCTGCTAAAGATTTTCATGACATACGATGAGTTTAAACCTGACCTAATTGTCGAGGAAATACTTGCGCCTTACCTCAAGGAAATCTTCATAGATGATAGCGAGCTATAAAGAGGTTCTGATAGTATTATATGATGTATATTATGTATTTAATATCTTATATTATATATTTTTTATATTTAATAATAAAAATAATTAGTTATAGTTTTAACTGTAATACTTAACGTCTCTTCTTGCCCTTCGTAAGTTTAGTAGCGGTATTCTTAACGAATGAGCCGATATCCCGAGTGGAGCTTAATAAACGTCCTGGAGTATTACGGATTGATTTAACAGGGTTCTTGATGACTTCTTCGACTTCGCCTTCGAACTCTTGGATCTTGACTAAGAGATTAGTTAGGGTGCTTATCAATATAGGGATAATTATTATGGTGAATAGTAGTGTTATGAATAAGAATAGGGAGATCATAGTTCCGATTGCGATAATATCCCGGCGTAAATCGTCGGAACACTTACATTTCTCATTCATTAAATAACGAACATAATCGAATGCGTAATATATGTATACGACGAAGGTTAGGAAGAATATGAAGGTACCGAACGCAAGTAATTGAACAATTGCGGTACCCATGCTCTTGGCAATACTTTTGAGTGATACAAACGCAGTAACAAAGAAGTATACTAATGCGACAATAGTAAAGGTCTTGATGAAGTCCTTGTTGCTATGATCTGAACAATCGCATCCTACACTCTCTAACTTGTATATATAACTCCAAATTATTAAGAGTAGTATTACAAATATTAATTGTATAAATAAACTACTATAATAAGACAAAGTGTTGTCGGTCTCTTTCATTATTCTCTTATACTATAATAATAGAAATTATTTATTATCGATAATATTATATATTAAAAATCTGGTTGAGCTATCAAAACTTTTAACATCCAGCAACTTTATTTTTTCAACCATCGTTTTAACTATTGTTTTATCCGGATAATTATTTAAATTTTTTAATATTTTTAAAATTTGCTCTATAAATATATCTATAATATATTTGTGAATTAGGGGATTACCAATACATTCATCGGTTAAATAATCATATATGTTATTTAGTAATTGCGGGATCTCCGAAGGCTTGTATTTTATCCAAATTATATTCAAATTATGAATACCTTTTTTCCATTTAATATAGTCACAGTATAACTCATACTCATTATTAAGTAATAATAGATTATTATCAAAAATAAATTTAGGCGGTATCCACTCCTTATTATTTAAATAACTATTCCATAATTTATCAATAATATCTGCTAAAAATCTGCTATCAAAATATTCAAGTAATTTTATATATATGTTATCACCACCAATACTATCTGTAACTTTAATATATGACCATATAATTAAAAAAAGCTCCTCCGCTTGCGCTGCTTGCGCTGCTTGCGCTGCTTGCGATGCTTGCGCTGCTTGCGATGCTTGCGCTGTTTTATTATCAATAATACTCTTTATTTTTTCACAAACAACATCCTTGTTTTTGCCTGTTAATTTATTCAAATATCCGATTAATGCGCGTTTAGTGCTTGAATTATCTGAAAAGTCAGGGATTATAATATGAAATCTCCCTTTATTATTTGCGGTTCCTATGTTATTTGCTATATTTATAGTCTTATCTTTTTTATTATTTAGCTTTTTTTCCCATATCATTTTAGGGTCATAGAATGAATCAAAACAACTACATGATTTTTTAAGACTTTCTGCTTTATTTAAAATATTTTCAGGTACATCTATGTTATATCTATTCTGAAAAATAGATAGATTAATTTTAATTACTTTATCATCCATTATTATACTAAATATATTTAATAATCTTATATACAAAATGGAATTAATGAAATTATTCGAATTATATATATGATATGATATGAATATATGATATAAAAATTATATATATATAGTATGATATAATATACTATATTATATGAAATTAGATTTAAAAAATCAATTTGTGGAGGAACTTGATAATATATATAAAACTCATCTTATATATAGGACTATTGTAGTATGTAATGATGACATTTTAGAATATAAAGACTTGTTAGAAAATAAGGAGTTTAGCGTCTATGTAGTTAATTCAATCACAAACATCAATTATGATACTTTGGATCATAGGATCATTTTAATTAAAAACGATCTATTTGAAGATTTTTTAAATAACATAATTTCAAACAATATTGACAACTTTTATACATTTATAACTTTTACACATGATAATGATAATATCAAGGATATGATTTCTAAGAAATACTATAATAATCGTGATATTATTAATAACATAATTTAATATATTAAATAATGAAAAGAGAAAAGAGAAAAGAGAAAAGAGAAAAGAGAAAATAACTTGAAATAACCTAACCTAATCATAATTATTTATCTATGATAATGTTAGGATTGAATGGTTTTTTTCTCGAAGACTATGGGAAAAGGCAAAGGCTCAAGTAATATAACATTAGCAGGTATTATTATAATTTCTATAGTATTTATAATTGCTATATTACTTGCGAATAAGGAAATGATAAAAGAGACCTTCTTTGGCGACTATAAGAAATATAGTGTTGAATATTATTATATGGATACATGCGGGCATTGCATAGATTTTAACGAATCAGGTATATGGGAAAAGTTAAATAAGCTCAACTTTAATAATGTATCGCTTAAAAAATATAATAGAAGTGAAAACATAGAACGTGTTAATAGCTTAGGAATTACCGGATTCCCTGCTATTGTTATTGTTGAAAATTCAGCAAGTTCTCCGTCAATAATAGAATCATTCGAAATGTCAAGAACTTACGATAACTTATCAAAGTTTATAAACAAATATGAGAATAAAAAAGTATAATCAAGTATAAATATATAAGATAATATTAAAGTATCAATATAATATAACATAGTAATTATGGGCGGTGGTATAACGCAATTAGTTTTAAAAGGGCAAATGGACTCCTATATTAATTTAAAGCCGTGTATCAACTACTATAAATATGTATATAACAAGCACGTTAATTTTTCTATGGAAAATAAGAGAGAAGATCCAGAGAATAACTCATCTATTAATCTGAGATTGCCTAAAGCTACAAGTAATAAATTAATGACTTTCACGTTAAAACGCTACGGTGATTTAGTTAGTAATATTTATTTATCATTCAATCTCCCTGACATATATTCTACGGATGTTCATAGATTTAGATGGGTAAATAATGTAGGCCACAATTTTATTAAAACGGCTACTGTAAGGATTGAAGGAACCACGATAGAAGAAATATATGGCGAATGGATGAATATTTGGAACGAATTAACCAACAAGGATGGTGTAGAATATAATAAGCTGATTGGTAATATTCCTGAATATATTAGTCCTAATAATAATAATTCGAGGTATGTTATTAAGAATAATATATTATATAACAAAATATATCCGTCAAAAGACAAAATATTAAATGCGGGAAACCCTTCAATAAATGGAAGAATAATACAAGTACCATTAAACTTTTGGTTTACGAGAAATCCTTCGCTGTCTCTGCCATTATATAAAATACAAAATCAGGAAATAAAGATTGATATTGAACTTAATGATATTGAGAAATTATATCAGGTATGGTGTGATAAATTGAAATTATATGTATCACCTGACTTTTTTAATACTATATATGGTTTGACATTAAGCAACAATAACGCCATAACAATCGAAAACTTCATAGCAGATGAATGCTATATACAAAGTTATCTTGATATTAATTATATATTTCTTGATAGTACTTATAGGTTGAATTCATTACAAAACGAGGGGATTGTTAAATATGTAGTTGATTATGTTAAAAAACAACCGTCCAAAACAATAAGTATTAAAAGTAGCGGCGGTACAGTTATATTGGAATATGCCTATAATCACATCAAAGAGATTATTTGGGTATTACGAAGTTCAGATATACCTGAGAAATTTAATATACATGACAACTATACTGCTTCGCATATATATAATGAAACTATGGGGTTGCTTGAGAGTGCGCAAATTAAATGGGCAGATACTATAATTCGAGAAGATCAAAAAGCGTACTATTATAATAACATTCAACCCTATCAGTATCATACGAATGTTCCGAGAACAGGAATATATAGTTATTCATTCTCTCTATTTCCTGAAAAAATAATAACGGCGGGCTCTTTTAATAATCAGATGACTAAGACATCATTATATTTTAATATCAATAATATTGGTAATAGCATAAAAGATATAACAAAGAGAAGTGAATATAAATATCTATTTGAGTTGATGAGAAGAAACTCAGTTGCCTATATTAAAGAAGAAGAGGTTAATTTAGATGTAATTGTATATGCGAGGGTTATTAATGTATTCTCGGTTATTAATGGCGAATGTAATCTTATATGGAATAGATAATAAGGTACTTGGCTATGTAAGGAAAACTCTATGTAATTTTTATATCCATCTTTAATAAAAAGAGAATGGATTTACTTGTATTAATACTAATATTATTATCAGGATACATAATTAAATATTTAATAGATACTATAAACTCTCTTAATAATGAAATAAGAGAGATTAAAATGAAATGTATATCACCACATAATGATGTTAAATTTAATAATGACAGCTCGAGTAGCTCAAGCAGCGCAAGCAGCGCAAGCAGTAATGACAATAAAACTCAGAATGATGCCGCAAAAGCTACAGCTGCTACAGCGGCATTAATAAAAAACATAACATACTTTAAGGATTATTTTGATAATGTAGAATAATAAAGATAATTAAAAAGATAATGTTAAAAATATTATATAAGATAATGATATAAATAATAAACGCATATATATGTAATATAAGACATCCCTTATAAATTATAAAATGCCTAGAAAAGCAAAAACGACAGATGATAATGTAAGTGATACGAAGAAGAAAAAGAATTTAATGAATACAATAATTAAGGACATCTCAGTTGTTGATAATGAGGACATCATATTACAGTTGCCTTTATCAAATACACAAATAAATAAGTTAAACATGACTGAGAACAATACACCTACGGAGTTTCCGGAACCATATGAACCAAACTGTTTTTATATAAATGAAAACAATACCTATAGTACGATTCAAGATAATATTATATTTGACAATAGTAATAGTGAGTATTCCTTGAAAGTATCTCACAAAGAAGAGATCTTAAACTCTAATAATAACTGTTATTGGTGTTGCCATCCGATTGATAACAGGACTTACGGGATGCCTTATAAATATAATATTAAAACAGATACTTATGTATTATTTGGAAACTTTTGTTCACTCGAATGTGCGAATGCTTATAATTTCTCCTCACACTGTGGAAGCGACAAGGTTTGGGAAATCAACAGTCTGATACAGATGCTAAGCAAACATTATGGATTCTCTTACCCTATTCGTCCGGCACCGTCAAGATTTTTACTGAAAATCTTTAATGGTCCTATGTCAATAGAGGAGTTTCGCAAGGGTCATTATACAAATGATAAGACATATATATTAAATCTTCCTCCTATGATTTCTACAAATTTTAGTTATGAAGTAGTTAATACCTCGTATTTGAAAAATATTACTGACAATATGCACATTAAACTGGATAACCAGAACCATGGCAATAACAATAATCAAAATAATCAAAGTCAAAGTATTAAAAAACACAAAAACACAATTGATAATAAATTAAGTTTAATAGTTTCCAAATAATATAATAAAAATTGATATAAAGACATATATTCTTATATATATGCGCTAATGACGAACATATACTTTTCACCATATAGAATTTCTACTATAACCTGTAACGCAAACATCGGAAATAATATAAATATAAATCTTGGAATATTATTTGACAATATTAATGTTATTGATAATATTGTTGAAGGCGAAGATAAAGGGATTGTATGGGTACAATTTATGAAAAATGGTACGGATGCATCTAAGGGAGTGTATCCTAAAAAGAGGAGAAAGAGCAAGAAGAATACCATGAAAAAGAACAGGTTTGATAATCAGGTAACAGTTATTTACAAGTTTCATGATAAATATATACCGAATGTAAAAATATTCAAAAACGGTAATATTCAATTAACAGGTATCAAGGATATCAAAGATACTGAGCATATTGTTAATCATATTATTAATGATATCACACTAATCTATAATAATATTGACAAAAACATTATTGTTAATCCCGAACCTGATTATGTATTAAATTTAAAATATCAAAACTTTAAAATTAGGATGATTAATACAGACTTCAAAGTTTATTCTGACCCTGAGCTAAAAAACGGGTTTGAAATCAGGCGAAAGGAGATTCACAAGTTATTTATTAATGACGAGCATAATAACAAATGTAGCTTTCAACCGGGAATTTACCAAGGGGTAAAGCTTGAATACTTTTGGAATATTAATAATAAAAATAAGAATGGTATCTGCTCTTGTCCGAAGTATTGCTATGGCAAAGGAACTGGGCAAAATATTGGTGAATGTAAAAAGGTAACAGGAGCCTTATTTGAAAGCGGGAGCGTATTAATTACAGGTGGTATTACATTCGAACAAGTTAATGAAACCTACAAATATATATGCGACTTTCTCGAAAAACACAAAGATGTAATTAAGAAGCCTCCTCCTAATACAAATATGCCTTCTTTACCTCAGATGTCTCCCTTGCTACTGCCTCCACCATATCCCCAAGTCCCTGTTTTAGCAATCAACTAATTATGTATACTATAAATATTATGAATACTATGAATACAATATATTATATATTATTGGTATGACATTCGAAGTGATATATATTAGTATTATTATCAGCTATATTATATTTTTTATAATTACCGCTATTAACGGTATTATTACCTGGTCTTGTATAAGACGGTATATGATGACTTGCGTAAAAATGCGAGCTATATGCTACAGCATCAGGTTCAACACGAGGAATCACATAGTTATTACCCCACGGTTTCTTATCAAATAAAACATCACCAGTATATAACCCAGCATTTTTTAATGGCTCAGGAGCTTGAACATTAGGGCTATAATCTAACTCGGTATACATTAATTCATTTCCCATTTTTGTATTATTCTATTACAATAGAAGGAATAAAATTTGACATTTATAAACTTTATAGAATTCATAATAAAGAATTCATTATATATTTTTATAAAGAATATAAAGATTAAATAATATAAATAACCATATAATCAACTATATTAACTAACAAATGAGTTCAAATAAAAAAAGGAATAATGCCAGTAATGATAGCACCGTATGTAATAAGAAAGCACACACCGACGGAACACCTGATTTTCTAAGCGATGGCTTAGATAATAAAGCTATACATGATATTGTTCAAGATATTATGGCAATCCTACATGAAAATAAGGGTAAATGCCCTCACTCTGCTACAGTCGAAAATATTAGCAAGGAAGATAAATTCAAATTTTTCATAGAAAGATATCCCATGCTTTTTGATATGGTAACAAAGGAAGCAGGGTTTGAATATTCAAGCTTAGAGTATTTCTTGTCTATGCGTGATGAAATTATCAAACAAAGAATAACAAGCGAAGAGGCATCTAAGCAAGTCGGCCAAGTATGGTTTGATAAGTATTATAAAAAATAAATTTATTTATTATTTTTCCCTTTACACATATAAAAATTGATATAAGAGCTTCACGATATGTAATTATACAATCAAAAGTATACCCACACATTTCACCATGACTTCCATTTGCTCGACTGTTAAATTTCCTACCAACCTCTATCAACTTATTGATGAAACATTCAAACTTTATGAAGAGCGCAAATCAAATTGCGTAGCTACCGGGGTGTGCGATATTGAAGCTGACAACAACATTAGTTATGCGAATTGTCTGATCTCTCTATTGAAAAAATATCACTTGTGGCCTATGATGAAAGTCAAGAAGTTTAAGGAACGCAGCGATATTGTCCTACTTCATAATACATATATTCGGAATAATGTAGATAATTTTAAAGAATTATATGAGCAATGCAGAAGTATCGTTCTTGACTTCAGCCTTAACTGTAATAATAATATTGTAGTGACATACGCTAATTCCATCCCAGAGCGTATCAATTATAATAACTACATCACTACATTATATTCTGATGAAGACAAAATATATGAGGCATATGACGGAACAATCATTACAGTCTATAATTATAAGGATGAATGGTACTTTGGGACTTCGAGCTGTCCTGACGCAAATAGTTCAAAGTTTTCGCATCCTACAAAAAAACATGGCAACATGTTTGATGAAATCCTATTTAAATATTTCAAACATCATATTACAGCTGATGCCGAAGAAGTTTCCACATTAACAACTGAAGAAACCTCCTCAAAACTAAGAGGCTTGTTTGTACAACATTTAGATCCTAACATGGCGTATGAGTTTATTATTGTTCATCATGAAAATAAGCATATTATCGATTATACGGGTTTGCTCGGAGATAATTATATGGAGATGTTTCACATTAATACAAAGCATCGTTGTTCGCTTGTAGAGAATGATATTATGTCCTCGGTCATCCCTTCTTTGCTTGAGATTGGCGTTAAATATCCCTTGCCATTCAGTAATATTCAAGAGGCATACGCACATATTAATAGCAATAATTTCAGTTATGGATTAATTGTCAAGAAGATTATATCGGACAAAGTTAAGTTGTATAAGATTTCGACGGATGTTATTAATTATCGTGAAGAGACTGACCCATGTCATCCAAACGTTTGGATGAATATCCTTTCTGTCTATATGAAAAATAAGACTGAGTATACTATCAAGGATTATATCGCTAATTATAACCCTTATATTAATTTGCCCATAGATAATAATGGACAAAAAATAGATCCGACGTATCTCATTCATACAATTATTTCAACTATCAAGGATAGCCTGTATAGCTATTATAAGGCGACGACCATCTATTACCCTGACTATAACCGCTATAAAATGAACAAAGAAATGGATAAACAGTTCCCACCGATTATTCAGTATCATTTAGCACAACTGCGTAATCTTCAAGTAAATACTTATAAAACAAAGATGATTAATATGGGAAATGTATATCATTATCTCTGCCAGTGCAACGATGTTAATAACATTAAAACTCTTATTCAATTCTTTGCTTCGAATCCAATCAACGAAATGTCGCCAAGAACCTCGATGTGTTTCGCAATTATGACAAGTCTAATATCTTAAAATTCTTCTCTATTATCTAACAACTTGTAAATTATTCCTTTATTATTTTTTATATTTATAATTTAAAATAAAAATCGCGCGTATATATAGAAAGAATATACTAATATATATGGCTGGTCTTTTCCAACAATTTCAAAATGCCCTACAACAACAATCTTCGCAATCTTCGCAATCTGCTCAAAGCGGTGGAAAGAAACGCAGGCCTGTTCGCAAGCCTCTTCGTGCCGCTGCCAAGCCTAAGGCCAAGCCCAAGCGTTTAGTAAATAAACGTGCCTTACACAATAGATTAATGAAACAACTTGGTGGATTCTTTGAAGATATAGCTGAATTTACTAATGAATATTCTGATGGCAAAAGTATGACTAAAGAAGAAAAAGCTAAATATACAAATAATCCACCATCAGCACATTCCATGGCTCAACCCTCTTCCAAAGAACAATTAACTGTTAATGATATGGTTAACGCATTTCCCAAATCATTAGCACCCCATTCAGGATCTTCCGTAAAAGGCGGTGCTCGTCGCTACAAGAAGGTTGCTCCCAAGAAGTCCGCACCCAAGAAGCGCCCTATTGTAAGGAAATATCGATTCTCTGGTGGTTATGAGGAGGATGGTGATATGGAAGAATTTGAAGAGATGAGCCAAGGTGCTTCCAGTACCGCAACCAGCATGATTCCTGTATCGACAGGTGGACGTATGCATCGCCGTTCGCCAGTACGCCGTACCCCGGTTCGCCGTGCCCGTAGCCCATCATCATCATCTACTCGCCGTCCCCGCCCCCGTGTTCGCCGGGTTTAGGCGTTAGCTAATAAGAAGGCAATTATTTTGATTTATTTTTTGTAATATATTAAAAAATGATATATAAGATAGATATAATATAATTAATAAAAGAATGCTTACATTTCAGAATTACAATTACGACGAACCTTCAGGTTGTCATACTTTTGAAATAAATAATATTGATCTCGCTATTATAAATGGGATTCGTCGAGTTATATTGACTGATATTCCTATTCCAGGTATTATTGGAGAAAAATTAGAGAACGACGATCCAAGTGTGGATATTGTAATAAATAATGGCGCTCTTCATAATGAAATTATTATTCATCGTATTGGTCTTCTCCCAATCTGTCTTAAAGAAGAAGAAATAGATAATTACGAAGATAACAGCATCCATATTGAATTAAATGTTAAGAATATTACAAATAAGACTATTGATGTTCGTACAGATGATATTACAGCAACTCGCAATTCTGTAAATATAAGCAAAGAAGAACTCAAAGATATCTTCCCTGCTAACAAAATATCAAACGATCATATCTTAATTACACGATTGCGTACTGGCGAACATCTACATTTTAAAGCAAAAGTCGTTAAAAGAAAAGGTCGTGATAATGCGTCATTCAATCCAGTATCTCTCTCAAACTTTTCATATATTCAAGATCCTAAAGAAGCCGATAAAAAGACTAATATTTTAGACAAAGAACGCTCGTATTACAAAAATAAATATGGCGATCCTATGCGATTCAAGTTTGATATCGAGAGTATCAATCACAATATCGGCCCCAAATATCTCGTATCTAAATCAATAGACATAATTATTAATAAGCTGGAGCTTCTTAAAAGAGAATTAAATAGCGAATCATCTGACAAGGTGAAAATACAGCAGTTTCAAGATATTGAAGGAACTTATGAGTTTATTATTGAAGACGAAGATGACACGCTTGGTAATATTATACAATCCTATATTCACAATCATTTTATTAGAGAAAATAATAAGTTTAAAGACAAAATATCATGTACCTATATTGGCTATATTTGTCCCCATCCGCTTAAAGCTCTAATGATATTACGCATTTCTTTAGAGAATGTAAGCGATCCTAATAGTCCCAAAATATTCTCTACATTCCTCGAAGAAAATTGCTCAATTATTATTGAAGAACTTTCCAAAATCAGAAATGATTGGATGACGTTTGCTATTGAGAATATTTAAATAAACTAACGCAATCGTCTCCTTATATCCCTTTACATTCTCCTTATATCCCTTTACATTCTCCTTATATCCTTAACAATCTCCTTATATCCTTAACAATCTCCTTATATCCTTAACAATCTCCTTATATCCTTAACAATCTCCTTATATCCTTAACAATCTCCTTATATCCTTAACAATCTCCTT